CTTAATATAATTCTTTAATTTTTGTTCTGGATTTTGACTTATCTTCTGATTTGTCTTTCCTCTCATGTTCGGAGAATCATGTGTCGAAGAATTATCTCCTATTATGATGTTACCAATATTGTTTTTTATAGCATAATTTACAACAAACGATGAGTACTTATGCAACATGTCTTTTTGGATGTTTAATATCTTGTCCGTTGTTCTCCTTTTTGCTCGTTGTATCTTTTTATAATTATTGCTTCCTTTTTTCTTATGTGATAATCTTGATTGAGTTTTTCCGTTTAACTTGTTTCTGTAATGCATTAAACCCATGAATTTTTTTCCAGATAAGGTTATTGTATTTTCTCCATCGAAAATAGTAGCAATGCGTTTAACGCCCAAATCAATGGACAAAAACTTATTATTATCTAAGTTCTTTTGTTCTACGTCAGTTTCTAAACACAAATTTATTTTCCAACCTCTCGTTTTTGAGTATGTAACGCTTCCATAGATTGGTAACGGAATTTCTTGGTTCCATTTTAAATTGAGATATTCGTTTCCAATTCCCAATGTCAACTTAAGAAATCCATTTTTATATTTAATTTGACTTTTCTTAAAAAGAATTGCTTGTAGAAATTTTGGTTTTCTGGGAGGGCACGCATCTTTAACAACTTTTTTTGCTTGTTTCCAAGACGCAAGATTTGCATGTACTTGTTGCATAGCACCAATGAATGAATCGGAATGTAATAATTTACGTTCTAACTTATTTCTCATATGTTTCTGCAAATCAAATTTTGAGAGCCACACACCGGTTTCATCATATACTTTCCAGAATTCCTCCAAAGAACGAGAATATACATCGCCCGCTTCTTTTGCTAATTCGAAGAAACGAGGGTCATATAAACTAAAATTATATGTTTTTTTGGTTATCACTTTATTTCTCCATTTAAATCTTTTTCCATTATTTCTCTAATTCTATCGGAAACCATAATATCTTTATCTAAACACATTTTTCTGTATTTCTTTCTTAATTCTGCAGAAATAAGCACATTAAGCCTTTTGTTGTTATTTTTTTTAATTCTACTCATTTGTTCATAATTAAATAGTTAATAAAAAAATAAAATGGATTAATTTTTAAGTTTATAATTAAAAGTTTATATATTTGTTGTGGTAATTAAAAATCCATGAAAATAGAAGACATAGAAATAACATTTGGAAAATCCGTTCTTGTAGAGAAAACTCAAAGAATGGATTTTTTGCGTTTAGTCGATTCTTTGTGTGAAGATGTTCTTGGAAGTTTTTTACATTGCAACATAACTGGTACAGGATGGGCTACAATAATCAGATATTCAGACATTAAAACAGTAACTGAAGAAAATTATTGCTTATTAAGAATAATATTATTTAAAGATACAAAAACTGAGCAAATTCACATTGATGAATCACATCTTAGAGTTTTTATGTGTGATCATTCTTATAGAGAACAATCTTATATAGCAGAAGAACTTGGAATCTTTCTCGCAGATTCTTGTCCATTAATTTGTCATAAAGAAACTTTACCTGCTTTAATATTAGAAATTATGTCAAACCTAATTGAGATAATCTCTTGGAAAAATTTCAATTTATCATTTGTTTTATCGGATATGACTGTTCCATTTGCTTTTTGTAACAAACCAAGTCATTGTGGAGGTTTATATGGTTTAACCAATGTATTAATATCAACTGGAGAAGATGTTATTTATCCACTTCATTTTAAAACTCTTTTCAAAAAAACTAATCAGTGGAAAAAAAATTTAAAAAGAAAAGGCAGGAGAGCATTGAAAAAAAACTTAACTTTGGAGCCAATTTAAAACTTTGAAAACAGAAGAAGAAATAAAAGAAAGAATCGCTCATATCAAAACACTTGGAAAAGGATATGGTATCAACGACAGACGTATTAAAGAACTTGAGTGGGTTCTTAAAGAAAACAAAAAATCTAAAAAACAAAATGGAAAATAAACGAGATGAAATATTAAAATGGGCAGAAGAAACTAATTTTTCGGCTCATGATGTGTTTGATGATATGAATGACCAGTTGGAAATAATAAAAGCATTTTATTCTGAAGAATGCCCAAAAGACCAATCAGGTATAGTTTTAACGCTTCATGATGCTGAAATATTAGCTTATGAATACGCAAGAAGACTAATCGAACATCAAAAGAAACAATAAAGTTAAAAAATCGTTTAATAATTTAACAGCAAAATATATGTCGTACGATATCTCATATTATTCCAAGGAAACTTGGAATAGACCTTACGAAGAAAGAGAACTTATTAAAGTTTATCCACATAAAGCCGAAGGTGGTACCGTTCGTGCTGAACTTGTTGATGGAATATTAGTTCCAGCGACTATTACGGAATGCGAAATGAATATTACTTACAATTATTCAAGTTTTTATTATAAACATCTTGATTCTAAAAAAGGAATACGTTGGATTTTTGGAAAGACTGGCGCAAAAGTAAAAAAGAGACTTGAAAAAGCAATTATGGAACTTGGAGCAAATATAAACACATCTCCTTTCTGGCAAGTTGACTCAAAACATACAATAGGTAGAATTTTTAAAAACTCTATTTTGCCCGGTTCAGTTTCAGAAGAAATGCATAATGAATACCGCACAGTTGAAGATTGGGACAACCATCCAGATAAAGAATATTTGGTGGAAATTGGCTATTTAAGAGATGGTGGAGCTTATTGGAAAGCAACACCAGGAAATGCCGGTTATGCATTGTTGCAAATTTTAACTTGGATTGCTCAAAATCCAGATGGCGTTTTTAATGGAGACTAAAATTAACATAATGAAAAATTCTTTATTTTACAATCCTCCTCGCTATACTGCTACACACAGATTTGTTATGGTTGAAAAAATAAACAATTCAAGTCTTCTTAAAGGTAACAGTTTATATGAATTATTAAAAACTTGTGGTTTTGATGAATATACAACTGAAGTACCATTAAATGATTTTAACAAAGTAAAAAAAATATTAAACTTACCATTTAAAACAAAAACAGTAAAAATATCAGAATGGTTAATAGGAATTATTGGAGAAAATCGTTATGATGTTTATTTTAACATTTGGGATGTTGAACTGAAAAAAAACGGAATGACAATATTTAGTGCCAGAAGATTTGATAATATTGATTTTTTTAATTTAATAGATTGAAATAATGAACAAAGAAGAAGTTAAAAAGAAATATTTTGATTTAATTAATCAGAAATGTGCAGGAGCAATTCCACTACTAATTGTTGTTGTTGGTTCTCAAGCATATGGAACCAATTTGCCGACGTCTGATTTTGATATGAGTGGAATTTTCATTCAATCAAAAGAAGATATTTATGGTTTTAACTATAAAGAACAAATTGAAGAAAAGAAAGAAAAAGGAGATTTTGAAAAGAAAGACAAAGATGATGCTGTGTTTTATGAAATTAAAAGGTTCTTGCAATTAGCACAAACAGCCAATCCTACAGTGTTGTCAATTCTATTTTCTCCAGATGATTGTATTATTTATAAACATCCAGCATTTGATAAAATTTTATCTCAGAAATATAATTTCGTAACAAAATTATGTAAAAATAGTTTTGCTGGATATGCAACAAGTCAAGTTGTGAAAGCTAAAGGTCAAGATAAAAAAAATAATTGGGAAAAGGAAAGGACGGAACGAAAAACTGTCTTAGATTTTTGTTTTGTTCCAAATAAACAAGGCTCTATTCCAATAAAAAAATGGTTAGAAGAACGCCATTTAAAACAAGAACTTTGTGGATTAGTCAATATTAACCATATGAAATATATGTATGGTGTTTTTTATGATGAAACGAATACTAAATACAGCGGAATAGTTTCAAATGAAGAAACATCTAATGATGTTTCTCTTAGTTCTGTTGAAAATAAAAATGAGCTTCCTATTTGTCATATACAATTTAATAAAGATGGATATTCTACTCATTGTAGAGAATACCGTGAATATTTAGATTATTTAAAAAACAGGAATACTCAAAGATGGGTTGATTCAAAAAACCATGGTCAAAAAATAGATTCTAAAAACATTATGCATTTAGTCAGGTTACTAAGAATGTCTCGTGAAATTTCTGAAAAAGGAAAATTTATAATTCGTAGACCAGACGCTGAATATTTAAAATCTATAAGAAGAGGCGAAGTTGATTTGCAAGAAATTGTTGATTGGGCTGAAAAAGAAATTAAAATAATTGATGACTTATTTAAAAAATCTAATCTGCCAGAAAATGTTGACAAAAAAATTATTAATGATTTATTAGTTACTATTAGAACTGAAATTTACGAAAAATTATGAACAACGAAGAACTAATAAAGGTTTATCAAAACACAAAAGAAATTTGTGTGGATATTCCAGCTCCGGATAGCGTAAAATATATTGGTATTCATTACAAGGGCGAAATGCATTCTCGCAAAACGGAAGGCAATGTTATTGTTGAGCCTTTAGATACTGTTTCTGCTTTAATTAAATATTCTAACAGGAAAAACACAAAAGGATTTCAAAAAAGTAATGCTATATTAAACAATGCAAGTTCAAAGAGACCTGGAGGTGGAATTTTGAGTGGCCAAAAGGCACAAGAGGAGAGTTTGTTTAGGTGTTCTAACCTTTTTCATATTCCAAATAGTTTTTACTCTATCCTTTCAAATGAATTTATTTACACTAAGGAAGCATTTTTTGTAAAAGATGTGAATTATAAAATAATAAACCCAATCCAAGCTGATGTAATTACCATGCCGGCTGTTAATCTAAACAAAACTCACATTGATAATTTAAAAACTCAAGACTCTATTGAAAATTACGAACAAGTAATGATAGAAAAAATTGAAAAAATATTTGATGTTGCGGCTTTTCATTTATGTGATAATCTAATATTAGGAGCATGGGGATGTGGAGTTTTTAAAAATGAGCCCAAAGTTGTAGCTGAATTTTTTAATAAAGTAATAGAAAAGAAAAGGATGCTTTTCGATAATATTATCTTCGCTGTTATAAATGATAAAAACTCAGTTGCAAATAATTATGAAATATTCTTAAACACTATAAAAACAGAATTTTAAAAATGCCAAAACTTAATGTAATATCAAATCCTAATAACGTTTCCATTTCATGTGTTGTTAATGGAAAAATTTCTGTTGCCAGCATTGATAATTTACAGGATGGACGTTGGTGGATTTCAAGAGTTAATGTGCAAGGTGCTGAAAAAGGAAAAGGGCTTGGCTCTTTAATGCTACAAAAGGCCATAAGTGAAGTCTTATCTTTTGGTATAGCTGAGATAATTGTTGTTCCCGGAGGATATGATAACAACATAGATAAACAGATGAATTTTTACAAGAAGAATGGATTCACATTAACAAACAAAGAAGGTCTTATGACTTATAAAAACAAATAAAATGAAGACAAAAACCTATAAAATAATTTTACTTCCATCAGAAAATTCGAGTAAATTATTATTAAATTATAAAACGCTCCATTATGATGATGGAAATTTAGATTTAGATGGAGAAGTGTTTTCGCAACATCTTTATATTATATCCAACGAAATTAATGAAGGTGATAATATTGTTTGTATTAAAAATGGAACAATAGCAAATCAAATGGGTATCAACAAAACAGGAAGAACTGGAATATGTGTTTTTCCTAATGGTAATGATGGAAGTGTTTGGGTGAAAATAATAGCTTCAACAGATAAATCATTAGAATTGCCTTGGATACCAAAATTATTTATTTTTAATTATATCGAAAAATACAATCGTAATAATATAATTGCTGAGGTTGAATTGGAATGTGAGAATGTTGTTTCTAATAATCAAAATATTAAAATAAACTCTGACGGCTCTATAATTATTCACCATCAAGTCAAAACTTACACTAAAAAAGAAGTTATTGAATTACTTAAACAAAGGGGTAATGATTTTGCTAATGATAAAGAATATACATTAGACCAATGGATTGAAGAAAATTTATAACATGAAAGAAAATTACATCATTGAAATGCATAAGGCAGTTGACTCCTGTAAAGCAAATACAATTTATACAGACGAGCAACTTATCAAAATGAAATCTGACGGAGAAAAAATCTTCAATGAAATTTTTGAAGTTGACGGAAAAATAATTACCTTCGATGACAACGGAACAGAAAAAGAAGTAAAAGTTGAAATTGAAAAATACGTATTCGGACATAATGATTTTAAGATTTACTGTAGTGACTTCATGATTAAGAAAGCAATGAAAGAAGTTTTCTTTAATTTAAAAAAAGATGAAAAAATTGGACATCAAAGTACTAATGGTTATGGAACAGCATTTGTATTAAGTTATGATTTAAAAAATAATTAGAAAATGACCAGACAAGAAACAAATAGATTAATTTTAAAGCAAATTTTAGCTATGGTTGAAGGTGCTCCAGACTTAAGATTTCAACAAATTTTAATCAATATGGGAATTAATCAAACACAATTAGTTGGAACTATGCCAAACGAAATAATGATGTGTAAGGATTTATATCACGAGGAAAGTATTAAAACGCTTGAAAGAATAAATAAGAAAGATGCTTAAAAGTAAGATATTCAATTTCTTTGCAGTTAAACTTGTAGAAGGTGCTCATACTCAATTTTATAAAGAAAGAGATGAACATAACAGAGAAATAAGTGAATTCATTGAACAGTTAGGAAAAGATGGAAATACTTTTATAAACATGAACTCAGTAGGTTATGGAAGATTTGAAAGTGTTGACAGAATAAGAACTATAATAATTTACATAGAAAACCAGACAAGGAAAGTTCTTGTTGAAAAAATTAAATCATAAGAATGGCTAAATGTAAAACGTTTTATTCGGATGATAATAGAACAAACTATGAAATGCATGATTTAGAAATAAAATCTTTTCTTGAAGAATTAGAAACAAATGGGCACACATTTATAAATATCAACACAATTTCTTTTGGAAGAAATAATGGTTATGTTGATAGATTTAGAACCGAAATTACATACATGGAAAATCCAACAAGAAAAGTTATTGTTGAGAAATCAGAAGCATAAGAATGGAAATAAATAAATGTTATAACGAAAAGGCTGAGGAATTTTTAGTAAAGGCTCCAGATAATTTTATTGACCTCACTGTTACATCACCACCCTACGACGACTTGAGAAATTATAAAGGTTTCACTCTTGATTTAGATTTTGTTATAAAAGAATTATACAGAGCAACAAAGAAAGGCGGAATTTGTGTTTGGGTTGTTGCTGACCAAGTAAAAAAGAACAGTGAAACCGGTACCTCATTCAGACAAGCTCTTAAATTTATTGACCATGGTTGGAAGTTACATGATACAATGATTTACAAAAAACTCAATCCAACACCAAATGCCAGAGCCAGATACCAACAATGTTTTGAGTATATGTTCGTATTTTCAAAAGGAAAACCAAAAACAACCAATATAGAACTACGAGAGCGAAGAAACAAATGTAACGACAAAAGAACTTTCAGGAAAAAAAAGTTTTCCAGGAACGCAAATGGAGACTTTAACACGAACGATTATCACTTCAAGGAAAGAGTGCCAAAAGAAAATATTTGGGAATACTATGTTGGTGGTGGTAACAGTTCTAAAGATAAAATAGCTTTTAAACATCCGGCAATTTTTCCGGAGGAGCTTGCAAAAGACCATATATTAAGCTGGACAAATGAAGGAGACTTGGTTTGTGATATCATGGCCGGTAGCGGTACAACTTTTAAAATGGCAAGACTAAATAAGAGAAACTATATCGGATGTGAAATCTCAAAAGAATATTGCGATGATATCATAGATGAAAGAATGAAAAAATATCCAGAAGAAATATTAATTAAATAACAACATTATGACAGCAGAACAATTTTTAGCGTTAAAAAAAGATCCGTTGCAGAAATATAAAAAATTGTATAGTTTTGCAGTTGAATTCTCTACTAAAGCTCACTTCTTAAAAAGTTATGGTAATTTACCTTATCAGGCTCATTTATTTGATGTGGAATATGTAATCGTTAAATTTGGTTATGGAGAAGAAACAGTTGAAGGGTACGAAAATAGAATTGCTGCACTATTACACGACACAATTGAAGATTCGATCTACAACTATAGTGATGTTAAGAAAATTTTTGGTATTAATGTAGCAGAAATGGTTTATCTTTGCACTGATTTTAGAGGACGAAACAGAAAACAAAGAAAGCCAGATGCTCTTTATGAAGAAATGAAAGGAAATCCAAGAGCTGTAATTATAAAACTGGCTGATAGAATTGCAAATGTTATGTTTTCTATCGAAAGTGGCGAAATGATTGATACTTATAAAAAAGAACATAATCATTTTAAAGAAAGTTTATATACTCCTGGAGTCGGAGAAGAAATGTGGAAATGCCTTGATTTATTACTTATACCATCATATCAAGAACTTTTAAAAAATTAAATTTATGGGATATTCAACAGATTTTAGTGGTAAACTTTTATTCACAAAAGAATTAAAAGCCAGCGAACTTGCTGAACTTAATAATTTTCTTGGCAAAGACTGCAGAGAACATCCGGAATGGGGAAATGCCAACCTTAGTTATATTGACTTGCAATTAACTAAAGATTTTTTTGGACTTGAATGGGATGGTTCCGAGAAAACATATGATTTGGTTGAAAAAACCAATCTTGTCATTGAAAATATGAGAATAAAATATCCAGACTTTGGATTAACCGGAAAATTATTAGCTCAAGGAGAAGATATAGGCGATGCGTGGATTCTTGCTATAGAAAATGGAAAAGCAAAACATAAAAAAATAGATTTAAGTCACAAGAAAAAGATAACTTGTCCACATTGTGAAGAAGAATTTTTCTTGGATGAAGAAAAAAAATATTCATTTTCATTTGTTTTCTCCGGTTTTCGAGATAAAATTTTGGAAAACAAAATAAGAGAAAAGGATTGGGAAGTAACAGAAAATATTTCCAAAAATACCACACATCTTGTAATGAAAGATGAAACTAAAATCAGCAGTAAAAAAACACAAGCTTTGAAAAATGGTTGTGTAATTTTATCAATAGAAAAACTTGCAAATTTTTTAAACAATTAAACAATGGGAATAGACATCAATATTCATATCGGGCCATATATGGTCACAAAAAGCAATAAGGAGATTCAAAAAGAATGCACTGTCAATACTTGTTTGAATACGGATTGTGAAACACATAAAGAAAATCAAGTAGTGCACAGTAAGTTTTGCGCCAACTGCGGTTATTCAATTGGTAAAAAGAAATATATTGAAATTGAAAAAATAACTCCTTATTCATTGTTAGAAGATGAATTTTTAGATGAGCTACATTGTGCATATGATTATGAAAATATAGAAATATATATTTCCAATCAATGCTCTCCATTCGATAGAGAATTTGACTCAGATAGATTCTTTGAAATTGATTTGCAAAAGGCTGATTCCCAAAAAGAAATAGACTGGTTTAAAGAAAGATTTAAAAAAATAATTTCATGTTTTGAACTTGAATTTGGAAAAGATTCTATTGAATTCAAATGGGGAATAATAAAGTGGTTTTCTTAACTCGCAAAAAATGGAAAAAGAGATAAAATTTAAAGTATGGGATACTAAACAAAATATATTTTTAGAGGAAGTTCCTTTTGTGGAATCTTGGATTGGTAATGATTGTTGGGACGACGCAGAAGATGCAAGTCCGTATGATTGGACAACAGCACCAACGCACAATGGGAGATTAATCTGGCTCCAATTCATAAATTCAACTGACACGAACGGAAAAGAAGTTTATGATGGTGATATTTTAGAAGCTCCATCTGGAAATAAATTTATTGTAAAATGGTACGACGAAGAAATGAGATGGGTAATGTTTTCAAAAGACACTTGGTATAATATGAATATGAAATTGCACAAAGTTATTGGAAATATTTTTGAAAATCCTGAACTAATTAGTTAATATGGAAGCACAAGAAAAATTAGAAACAGTACTCAACCACATTCAAAACGTACAAAGGAACTGTTATAAATTAGGATTAAAGCTAATTAAGTTAGGTGAGATAGAACTTGGAAGAAATTTAATCGCCAATGGACAAATACATGATAATAGCAAACTTAAAGGCATTGAGTTCGATCATTTATTTTATGACGACCCTATGTTACCTGATGTTATAAAACATCACAGTTCCACGAATCCTCATCATCCGGAATATTGGTCAAAAATACAATCTATGCCTGAGCTTTATTTGATCGAGCTTGTTTGTGATTGTACCGGTAGGTCTGCAGAATTTGGTTCTGACATACGTATTTGGTTTCATGAAGAAGCAACAAAAAAATATAATTTTTCAATGGATGATGAAGTTGGGAAAAAAATAATTTATTATCTCGACTTATTATTAGATAAACCTTTTAAAAAAAAATAAAATGACAGACACATTTTCTAAAGAAATACTTTTTAAAGAAAACGATTTAATAGAAGTAAAGCCAGAATTTATTCAGGATATAACCTATACAAATAAACCAACAATAGGTACAAAATACAGAATAAGAACCGTATTTGGTGGAGATATTTGGACTTATGGATTAAATTTTGAAACTGGAGGTGATACCTATATAAATATTAGTCATAAACACGTTAAACTTGCTAAATAAACGATGACAGACTACAGAAATTTATCAGACTGGGCAAAAGCCAAAGTAGATAAAACAATTGCCGAAGAAATTGAGCCCGGACCTCGCGAAAATAAACACAATGGTTTTAAATGGAATGAACCAGAATATACACTTAACAGAGTTCATAATGGTGATTATTGTTCAGAGTGCTGGATGATTTACTATAACTGTTTATGCTCACATGATAACTAAAATTATGAAAGAAAAAGACGATTTCACTATCTCTACAAGATATTCAGAAACAGAATATCCGGATAAGCATGGAAGATGGGCGAGAAAAGTTTATTTCAAAAACATGATGATTGCCTGGATAAACAGAGTTGAATACAATGGTTTTGTCTTTTACACAATAACTGATTATTTCCCATCGTTAATGCAAGACAATCCTTGCTATACTGGAAAAGATGACGATTTTAATAAAATAGTTTCAGATGCTAAAATTAGATTTCTATCATTCTTAAATGCTTGTAATACATATGATTGCAATAAATAAGCGATATGCCAAAGCATAAGAAAAAATATCCACATCTGCCACATGGCGAATATAATAAAAGAAATTATAAAAAAGGTGAAACAGAACCAACCCAAATAGGAGGATTGCACAGAAAAGTTACAAATGGTGAAAAAATTCTTATATTTAAACACGAAATTACCGATAGGGAATTAAGTAAAAAAATAAATCGTTCTGTAAAATCCATTCATATGATTAGACACAAAATAAAAACAGGTATCTATTTATTATAAAAATGACAGAAGAAAGTAGAAATAAATTAATTGCTCAAGGAAGACAAGATTTGGTTGATACCTATGATTTACTTCAAACCGGTTATGCTGGTATAAATAGAAGTGGGACAATAGTAGATAGAAGATTATTTCCAGAAGCTATTGAAATTAAACACAATTCAATGTTTGATACTCCTCCTCCTAAAAAAATATAATATGAAAAAGAAAGTCACTTTAGTTCTTGTTCCTTTTTATCCTAACAAATTAGAGCCAGGAATGCTTATGGCATATAAAAGGAAAAAATTACAGCCGGAAACACATGATTATAATCCATTTTATTTAACACAGTCAGACGTGACAGTATTGCATCATTATAATGATATTAATAGTGAAATTATAAAATATTGGACACCTGTTCAACCATATCTTATTTCTAATGATGAATTAGAAGAGTTTGAAAATGATGACCCTCTTGTATTTTCTGTTTATGGAAGATTATGTGTCGCTTTTTTTGATGATTTGCTTGGCAATGATATATCGTGGGTAAGAAAAGTTATAGCCGGTCCATTAGAACTTGGTTCATTAGATATAGAGCTTATTAAAAAAATAATCAAGAACGGAGAAAGCTCTGGAGGTAAGTGTGAAATAGATATGGAAGAAAAAAACAAAGGTAATATTGTTATTTTCAGTTAAAACTATTAATTTTGACAAATATCACTAAAGTATGTGGTATAAAAAACTATGATATGGCTAAAAAGAACTCTAAAAGGGAAAAAATAACTTTTGAAACAATTAATGGTTTTAAATCAATTAATGGTGGACACATTTTAAAACCTGGAGCGAAGCTCATTCCTCGTGATATAACTAAAGAAAAAGAAGCCGACGAAAAGAAAGTTAAGGAAGATTTAGTCAGATATGAAAAAGATTTAAAAGAAGAAGAAATTAGATTCAAAAACCTACCTTGTCCATCTTGTAAAAATAAAAAGAAAGAAATTAATATAATTTCTCACATAGACGGACCAACCGTTTATGGAGGACACAATAATAGAGCTGTTGTTCTCGCTGAATATTGCATATGTCAAGGTTGTGGAATTATGTACGTCGATTTAAATAAGAAAAAAGTAACACCTCCTTATAGTGGAATGTTTTCAACGAGTTTATATAACAGAAATTATTATTAATATGGTCGTAATTTGCAAAAATGCCTCATGTCGGCCAAATGACATTCCTACTTCTCAATGGGTAGTAAAAAACAATGAATACACTGTCGTTGGTGTATGGAAGATGAATATGCAAGGTGGAATTTTGGGATTTGAACTTGCTGAAATAAATCTTACCGGATGTGCACCATATAAGTACTATGCTGCAAATAGATTTGTAATTAAAGAATTACAACCCCAAGTAAAAGTAGAAGAAAAGTTCGCAGAAGAACTTGCTTAAAATTCCTTAGCAACAAATTATACATTTATTACGTTTAAATTATTGTACGTATCAAAATATACAATATGAAAATCCAAGCAGATAAACAATTAGGTTTAATGTTTCAAGATAATGCTATTTTCAATCAGCATTTATTTAAGGTTCATTATGAAAAATACATTAAGGATAAAAGTTTATCCGAAAATGATTTAAAAGATTACACAAGCGAGCTTGTTGATTTTATAATGAATCCATCTATGAAAAACTGGGACAATGTAAGAATTCAAAACCCTATTTTACAACCAATAGAAGGTCTTGCATTTCCTGTTAATAAAAACTATGTGTTTAGTCAAAAAGCTTTAACTATAGCCAATAGTATAAAACTTGATATTACGAAATTTGACCCGGTAATTATATCTTCCTTAACAGAAGGAAAAATGTGTACTTTTTTATGTGGAAAAAATTTAGCTTTCAGATATTGGTACAAAAACAAGCAATTGCTTGGAATGATTTTAGAATTCAACGAGCAAGATGGAATGGTACGTTATGTCAATTTCAGATTGAAAGCCAGCGACAGCTCTTATTATTTTCCTCAAGACCATCCGGATACAATGCATTGGAAAGATACTTATTTTATTCAGTTTTTAAAATTGCTTTTCTTTTTAGAGTTTAGTGATGTAGAATATAAACTACTTGGTCCAAATCAAAAATATGGAACAAAAAGAGAAGGAAACTATCTAAACGCAACAAAAAGGAACATAACAATAGTTGATTCTAATTGGAATATCGTTACAATCAACAAAAATGCTTTTACCGTTTCTGGTCATTTAAGAATGCAGCCGGTAGGAAAAGACAGAATGGGCAGAAAATTGATTTTTATAGAAGAATTTGATAAAAGTGGATATACCAGAAAAGGACAAGGAACTGCAGGCACAACTCAGGAAGAAATTGATAAAAACATCTAAATGATTGAGTATTTAAACATAATAAAGATAGAGCCTCCTAATTTAATTAACTTTCCACAGAAAAGAAGAGTGCTTGTTGAAAAATTTATTTATAAAGAATATCCTTTAAAAAAAGTTTTAGAAAATTACCGCAATTCGATAGTAGCTCCCGGTGAATACGTATGGGTGATAGACGCTAATAGTCTTGTTATAGAAAGATATATAATTTCTTTAGTCCCAGAAATATTAGAAAATGGGAGTAAAATATTTTTTTTCGATAAAAAAGGGAAATTTCGTGAAATTCATACAATGATGCATGTTTTTTTAGATACAAATAATACATTAAATACTTTTCATTTATATGGAGGTCATTCGTCTGGTGATAAACTTATATGTTCTTCAGAAGAAGATGTTTTAATTTCATTAAAAAAATATATTCCATTACTAATAAAGAAAATACAAGAAAATTTATTTAGAGGAAATATGAGTATTGAAAAACAAGCAGGAAAAAAAACAAGAATAAAAGAACTCCAAAAATTTCAAAAATTTTTAGCTAAATCATGAACTACCTTAAGTGTAAAGATTATTTTATTTTCAAGTTCAGATTTTATGCTGATAAAAGGATATTGGATAAATGGCATAGAGATGGTGGAGGAGTCCCAAAACAACATTGTGATAGAGCTGTTGCGAGCTGTAATTTTTTATTGGCTTTAGTGAAAAAAATTACTGGCAAAAAACAGGAATATTGGTTTTCAGAATACTTATTTGAGCCATACGATTGTATGATAGAAGAAATACAAGAAACTCATGGAATTTATAGGTTTTTGCTTTCGGATGGGTATTATACTTTTTTTATTCCAATACGTCATACTGAAATTATTGAATGGATTAAACCGAAAATAAAATTCCCTCATAAAATAATCAAAAAAACAAGTGTTGGATTTATCAATCACAATGAAGATTGTTCTTTTCACAGAAGTTTGTCCGCACAAAGAACAAAAGACTTTAAACAAAAAATATTAATTGCAGAAAGCACAAGAAAGGTATTGTTCGAAAAATGTAATAATTGGTAAATGTATAACATACTAAAAAACAAAGAAGTAAAAATAAGAAAGCCGAGAAAATGTTTTGGTTGTTTGGATATTGTGCCAATTGGAAGAATTATGACATATGTGGTAGGAGTTGAAGATGGAGTATTCGGAACTACTTATTGGTGTGATTTATGTGACGCTTATTTTCATTCATGTTCTGAATTCGCAGAAGATGGAATTTCAGAAGGTGAATTTAGGAACGAAATGAGTTATAATCAATTTAAAAAAGAGTATCTTTGCCAGGAAAGAAAAGTCTTATTTGAAAAAGATAATTTAAGATTAATCATAAACAAAGTTCTCAATAAATAATACCATGGAAAAAAAAGAAAAATTAATAATTGGAATTCTTACAGAAGATTTAAAAGGAATTAAAAAAACTCTTAAAAATCAAGAAGAACAGCTGAGCGACATTCGCAAAAATGGAATCAATAAAGAAATTCATAAAGCGTATCACATTGAAATTCAAACTGGACTTAGTTATACTTCTGGATATTGCACTGGTCATATAAAACTTGCTGAGTCAGTGATTGGACTCCTTGGAATGAGCAATAAAGAAATCGAAGAGCTTATTGCTGACAATAAAAGAATAAGCGCTGAAAATAAAAAATATCTCAAAGAGATGTTTGATGATATTAAAAAAGAAATAAAGTCGGATGACAAGAAGAAAAAGAGTAAAAAATAAATGGCATTTCACTTTAGGAGATTTTGAATTTAAAAAAGCTACTTATCATCCTGCCGGCAAAAAATCATTTGAAGTGTGGTATAAAAACGATTTTATAGGGGATTGTATAGTGCCATTTTATAGATCAAAAAATAACATTCAAAAGTTGGAAATTTTCTCAAAAGAAGATTCAGGAACTAAATATAGTGCATATGATTTTGCTAATGGAGGAAAACAACCAATTGGTAATGTGTTTTGCATTGGATTAAGAAGCAATTTCCCAACCACAATAATTAAAGCAGAATTATTTGCTGATAAATCAGACATGGTTTCAATTAGAAAAATATTATTTGAAAAATATCCAGAAAAGCTTAAATTTGTTACTCTTGATGTTATTTTGAGAGAGTTAAACCATGGCGAATTATTTTGAGCAGTAAAATGAAAAGAACCAAAAATAGCAAACCAAAGAAAAAATGGTCAAAGCAATGTGGAGATTTTTCATTTAAAAATGCCACACAAAATAAAGAAGGTTCTATATCTGTTGATGTGTTTTTTAAAGATGAATTTATTGGTGTTATGTCATGCACAAATAGGAAATTTACAGATAAATACGGTTTAGGAATTTATGATTTTTCAGAACAAAGACGTTCCGGAACTGCTATTGGTTTTGTAGAATGTTCGGGAATAATACATGGACTTCCAAAATCAATATTAAAAGTAGAATTAAAAAGGAACTCTATTTTATCTTTAGAAAGAAAAGTTTTAATAGAAAAATTTAAATTAATTGAAGAAATTGATTGGATGGAAACATTTAGCTTTAATAATCTTAGATTATTACTTCGATGAACAACAGTAGATTATACCAATATCCAGCACTATTCAATGAACAACAGTAGATTATACCGATATCCAGCACTAAATGAATTTAATAATACTCTTTCTATTCATCATGATGAATCCCATTCACACGCTAAATTTCATCCCGATTTTAGAAAACCAATCATTAATAAAGCTCAAGCAAGAAGCATAAGAAAAAAGACTGGCTGTAATTTCGTTATAACCGGAGATATATTTTATTATAAATTATATTGGGTAAATTTTTGTCATGAATATGGACTTGTTAATCATGTTAATATTAAAGAACAAAACGGAATGGCAATAGTTAGAGACAACGAAGTTATATGGTATTCAATACCTGGTCAACCAGAAGGACTTGCTGAAAGAAAAGTACTTATAGAAAAAACAAGAACAAAATTTATACTTGAAGGTGTTCGGCCATATTTAAATTTCATTACAGAAAACAGAAAAATGACAAAAGAAGAATTAAATAAGTACGCCGACCAAGAAGCATCTTGGTTACGATATTACGGCAATATTGACACAAGAACATCAGACCCATTCGATGATGCAAAGTTTTATGACCGCATAATCGGAATAGGATATGCAAAGAGAGTTTTTCCTCTTCCTTTTAGATGCGTTGCTGGATATGTTACAAGTAAAAAACCAGCATTAGAATCTTCCGTTGAGGAATTGGAATTTTCTTCCGGACCAAGGAGTGCAGAAAATAATATATATTCTGCATTAGAATATGTATTCGCAACAAATTTTGAAGGCTCTGAAAAACTTAGAGATTTTATTCGCTCTTAACAAAAAATTATTTATCTTTGTTTTCACATGAGCAAGCAAAAGAAATCATCCTTAAAAACAAAAAGAGTTTTATTTGATACACAATACGATATGTGCGATATGATTTATAGAAAACTATCAGAATTGATGTTATCGGTAAATAAATTAGAAATAATAATAAAGCACGAAAAATTTGGTAATTTTAAATTACTTATAAATGAAAGTGAAAGTGAAAAAATTCAATTTTATACAATCACAGAAAAAAATATTCTCATTAAAAATATTGGTTATGTACCTTTAAATAACATATCTCTAGAACAATTAGAAGACCCATTTATATATTTTATATGCGGAGAAATTAAATTCATAAATTCAAGACCAGAAATTTACTCTGAATGGTTTGAACAAATTAAATGCACAATGCAAGAATTGTTGGATGAAGAAAAAAAATACGAAGAATTAAGAAGCAAAATAGAAGAACTTCCAATATTTTCACCAACTCGAGAAGTATTAATAGAAAAAAATAATTAAAATGATATTTAAAAAAGGAAATATAATAACAACAAATGAAAGAAACGCATTTGAAATTCTTGGTGTGAATGAAAGCGAAATTTGTGTGAGAGATTTGATAACTGAGGATTTCTCAGTATTTTCAAAAACAGAACACACTTATTCATTATTTAATCCAAAGATTGTTCTTAAAAATTGCATTAAAGAAGTTGTGGATGATACTGAAATTAGTATTCATGATAAAGAATTCATAACAGATAACATTAACATATTATTAGAAAAATTCATCATATGAGTAATAATACAAATAATTTCAATTTCGATGCCGTAGGAACTTGTTATTTTGTTGACCCAGAATACCACATGATGCTACAAATTAACCAATTGTGGGATTCAACCGGTGATTTAGGTAAAGGAGATTCAATAGGAAGAACATTTGAGGCATATTACACATATCGAGATAAACGTTTTGTGGATGCTATTAAAAGTTGTTGGGTTGAAATAGATCTAGAAAGTGAACATGGTTATTATTACCAAGGCTATAGATTTCCTTCACATGATGATAAAACTCTATCAAGAGACCATTATTTGAATACAATTTTAACGCTCATTGCATCTAATCATACCGAAGGTGAAGTTAAAGAATTTGTTACTCATGTTAATTGGAAACTCAGTGAGAAGTATAATCAAACATTAGATTTATGGTTGTGGTCAAGAGCTGTTTCCGGCATATGGTGGGCGAAAATTTTGTCACCAATTGTTGAAATATCTTTAATGAGCATAAATGTATTATGGCAAAAATTTTGTTATTTAATAGCGCCGTTTTCTCCGGAATTGAGCCAAGAAGAATTTTGTTCCACACCTAAACCAGTTAAAACTAAATGGCAAAAAATTGTTGGTAATGCATTGTTCCCATCTTATACAATGACTCAGATAGCTTGGAAAATACATTATTCAAAAAATTCAATATCAAAAACTATTTTAAAATGGTTACTCCTAAAAATTGCTAATAAACACAACTATGTTGTAAAATTATTATTGGATGATTCCAAAGTCACTAAGGAGCAAGTTTATTCTTATAAACCAATGCTTGGAGGTAGATGGGACGGAATTTTAAATCCTCAAATAAATGATAGAGATTTACATATAATTGATGGTGCAAGATATGGAAATCATGAACAATTGTTAAGTGCAAATGTGCTTGATGTTGATTTAGTGAGAGAAATTTATAAAAACAAAACGAATTAAATATGAAATTATTAGAAAAAGTTAAATCAACACAGGATAAAACAATTAAGTATGTTTTTAAATTAAAAGACGGTTTAATTTCAGAAGCAACTTATATCGATAATAATACCGGCAAAGATATTATTTGTATAAGTTGTCAAACGCTTTGCGCTATGGGTTGCACTTTTTGTCACTTAACAGATTATATAGGTAAACTAAAATTGAGAAACCTTAGTAATTGGGAAATGACAGAACCGGTTGATTATATTTATGATGATTTAAAATTAAAAGATAACAACAGAGCTCTTTTGATTTCTTATATGGGAATTGGCGAGCCTCTTCTTAATATTGATAATGTAACCGAAAGTATGAGGTTACTTAAAGGACATTATGAAAATGTTAGATTTGGCTTAGCAACCAGTCTACCTAAAGGTCAATGGAAAAACATTTTCACCCTTGCAAGTTATGTTAATTTTCATAAAATTCCACTCAAAGTGCATCTTTCTCTTCACTATACAAAAGATGATCAAAGGAATAAATCAATGCCGAATGCTTTAAATATTAAAGCCAGCATTGCAGCTCTTGAATTTTATAAACAAGTTACCGGCAATTCAGTAGAAATTCATTATACACTAATTAAAGATGAAAATGATACGAATAATGATTTGAGTACTCTTCTTGTTATGTTAACAAATAGAGATATACCTGTTAAATTTCTTAGATTTAACGAGAAAGAAACAAGTGAAAGCAGAAAGGCTGAATTATCACGAATAGGTCATTTTAGAACCCTTCTTGAAAATAATGAAATTAAAACAGAATACTACAAGCCTCCAGGAAAAGATGTTTCATCTTCATGTGGAGAATTCTTATCTGATTATTATTTAAAATACAATAAAATATGATAAGCGACGACTTTGTGTTTAAAATCGGGAAATACGCAGGGATTACATATAAGATAGTAAAACAAACTAATCCTTCATATATTGAGTGGGCGAAAGAAAAAGCACCTTATCTTCTTAAGGAAAAAAAGAAAAAAGAACCACTTCCGGCTCCTAAAATGATTATACCGCCAGAAATAAACGATAAAAAAGGTTATGTACTAACACCTAATTTGAATTTTTTAAACGAAAAAAAATGAAGTACATAATTATATATATAATTTCTTTAATTTTATTAATTGTTGGATTGATTTCTTGGCAATATTTTTTAATCATAGATTTTTGCTGGTACGATATTAAGATGTTTATTTCTTACACAATAGCGTATTTTATAATAATACGCCCAGTTATCAATTATTGGTTTGTTGAAATACAAAAAATTCTACTTAAAAAATAGCTAATGCCACACAATAAAAAAATAATAGATAAGTTTTTAAATGATTGGATTAACACTTCAACATTTGATTTATATTCAAAAAATTTACTCGATGATTTATCTAAATATGAAAAAGTAGAAGAAGAAAAACCGGAGGCGCTTACAAGAAAAGTATTAATTGAAAAAACAAGCAAACTCAATATAGGGGTGTGGCAATTTTTGAATGAACATTTAAGAAACACAATCAACAATGATTCACTTTTTAGCTCACATTATATATTAAGAGCACTTAATATAACCCAAGAAGATGTAAATGATAACAATTTAGAACATTGATTAAATCTGAATATTTGGATATCTTCTTTTAAAATTTTCTTTTTGGTCTTCGTGCAATGGAGTAACCCTAAAATTAACCTGAGTAGCGAAATCTGGATATTTCAATAAAACTTTATATAATTCATTTTCTGAAAAAAGGGTTGGTTTTTGGGAATATAATTGAATTATTTGATTTAAATTTAAGTCCTTAAGTTCAAAGTTAGCGTCAGGTCTATAAGTACTTGGCGAAAAAGAAATAACACCAACTTTAGGCTCGAGTAAAAAGTCCATTATCCTATCGTGATATTCTACTTTTGGTTTTGTATTTGCCCTTCCTCTTAGTTGAACTAAAACTCCATTAATTTTATTTACTTCTCCTGTTAGATATGGTTGACGATTTTTTCTAAATGAATACAATGTTCCACTTGCTCCAGCTTGTCCGCAATGTCCCATCGCATTAGCTTCAGCTCTACAATTTCCTGTTTGTAAATCAAGCCAATAAAATCCGTCTGGATATGTTTTAATTATTTTCCCACTTTCATCTGTAATTTGTTCTGCTTTTAATCTCTGTACTTTTTCGTGCCAGATATCTGCTCTTTGTACTGCCAGTTCAAATGTGAGAGTATTTAAATTAATCTCATCAGTTTCTGGTGAAATTTCTCTTCTATTTTGAAGCCACGTAACAACTAATTGAAAAACTCCTTGAAAATATAATTTTTGTCTATTGAGTTGTATTTTTAAAGAAGATTGTGTTTTATCTCCTTTTAGCATTTTAATCATAATATTTGCAACTATTTCTTTGCCTCCAGAAATTCTTTTGACAGCCTCTTTTTTGAAGTTGTTTGCTATCCACAGCTGAAACTTCTCGTTGTAATCATTTGTGAGCCATTCAGAAATTTCAGAAGGAAGACCTATTTTATTTACTATAATATCGGTATTTTTAGCCTCAGTTAATAAAATGCTTCTAATTTCTTTTATTAAGAGAGATATATTTTTATCTTTTTTCATCTTAAATAAATAGGGTTGCTTTTTATAAACAAATAGGTTAATTTTAAATTATGAAAACAAAAAAACAAAGACGCGAAAGAGTTAATACAACAATTAAAGAAAGTACAATTGATAAATTTAATCAATTTTGTGAGGATAATAATATTAACAAATCTAAATTAATAGAAAAACTTATTAAAGAACATATTTCTAACAATATGTGAGTTTTACTTTTTTAGTACCTATTTAGTATTAAATAACAAATAATATGAAAACAGATAAAAGAGTACAATTTCCACTAACATTATCTAGTGAACTTAGAAAGGAGTTTGATAATTTTTGTGAAGAAAGAGCTATTAATAAATCACAATTAATAGAATGGTTAATATTGCAATACATTGGAAAAAATGAAAAATAAAGAAAGAAAACCAATGGGTTATTGGACAAAAGAAAATTGTGAGAAAGAAGCATTAAAATACAGCTCAAGAAGCAATTTTGAAAGAGGTTCAAATGGAGCTTATGATAAATCTTTAAAAAACAATTGGTTAAATGATATTTGTAAACATATGATTACTAAAAAGAAACCAAACGGATATTGGACAAAAGAAAAATGTTTAGAAGAGGCATTAAAATATAGAACAAAAACAGATTTTGCGAAAAAATCCAGTGGAGCATATGATTCTGTTTATAGAAATAAATGGGTTGAAGAATGTTGTTCACATATGGAAATTCTTGGAGATTTATATAAAAGACTTATTTATGTAGCTGTTTTTGCAGATAATCATATTTATGTTGGTTTAACTGGAAATCCAAATAAAAGATTTGATGAACATTTAACTGATAATAGATGCATTGTTTATAAACACATTAATAGAACAGAGTTAAAACCAAAATTTATAAAATTAACAGATTATTTGGATAACGAAAATGCCTCAATACAGGAAGGTGTTTTTAAAGAAAAATATGAAAAAGAAGGATATGTTATTTTAAATATAGCAAAAACTGGTTCCCTTGGAAGTGCTCCAAGAAAATGGACAAAAGAAAAATGTACAGAAGAAGCTAAAAAATACGAATCTCGTTCTGAATTTAAAATAAAAAATAATTCTGCATATAGTGCCGTCATAAGAAATAACTGGGGAGATGATTGTTGTAAACACATGGTTAGACGTAAAAAACCAAATGGCTATTGGAATATTAAAGAAAATTGTATAAATGTAGCTCTTCAATGTGAAAGCAGAACAGAATTTATTCAAAAATATCCACGAGCACATGATTATGCTTGTAAAAATAAATGGCTTGAAGAAATTTGTTCTCATATGAAATTACTGAAAGAAATTTGGACTTTTGAAAAAATTTACAATATTGCAAAAAATCATAAAACTCTTTTTGAATTCAGGACAAAGAACAAAAGAGACTATGAAATTTTACGTTCTAATTTAGAATGGAAAGAAAAAATTTATACAGAATTTGGTTGGAAATCTCGTAAAAAATAATTAATTTTAGCAACATTCAAACAATCTTATCGTTTAATATAATATGGAAGACAAAAAATACACTTTTTTCTGGAAAACCGAATCACCGTTTTCTAACTGGCACCACGCCGAATTCACAATTGACGGAGTTAAATTTAAGAACACAGAAATGCATATGATGTGGAAGAAAGCTATGTTATTTGGAGATGCAGACACAGCAGAAGATATTTTAAAAGCAAAACACCCAAGAGATTGCAAAGATTTTGGTAGAAAAGTAAAAGGATTTGATAAGAACATTTGGGAAGAAAATTGTAAACAATTTGTTTATGATGGGAATTACGCAAAATTCACTCAAAATCCGACTTTATTGAAAGCTTTAATGGCTACCGGCAACACAAAATTAACTGAAGCAAGTCCGTTTGATAAAATTTGGGGAATTGGGCTTTCTGAAACTGATGCAAAAAATATTCCTGAAGAAAAATGGAACGGGACAAATTGGTTAGGAGAAATTTTAACTACGCTCAGAGAAAATCTAAAAGAACAAAGTTTAAAAAAGTAAAACAAATGGGATTGGATACATCACACAACGCATGGCACGGACCATACAGCAGCTTTAATAATTTTAGACGATGGCTCGCTGAGAAAATCGAAATAAATCTTAATGATTATATCGGATATAGAAATGAAAGTGCCACCAAAAAGCTAACTTCTATTGACCATAAACTAATGCCATTGTTTAATCACTCAGATTGTGAAGGAATTTTAACTCCGGATGAATGTAAACAAATAGCAGAAGGCATTGAAGAAGTATTGAAAAATATGAGCAAAGAAGAAATTGAACATCCAGAAAATGAATATTCTTTTAGCAATTACAATAAAGCAAAACAATTCAGAGAAGGATGCTTGCTCGCATATTCATTAGATGAAAATATTGAATTTAGTTAAACCAAAAATACATTATCATGACAAAATTACATAAATTCGACTATAGCAAAGAAAGAATTCCTAAAATCGATAAATTAGAACTATCCAAGAGAATGACACTTATTTTTCCTTGTGTGGTGGAAGAAAATGAAATTTTTTTAATAAAAAATATAGGCAACCCAATAAATTATTCTTTTTCATGGGATGCTAAAAAAGGTAAAAACGTTGGTTTAATAAGTCATGATGGACTTTCTAAAAGAGATAGACCTGCAGAAAATGGAGGTTGGTATTGTAAAAAAGTAGCTGATAAAGTTGGTATGTTCATAACTCTTCATAATTTTGGATATTATGGATTTTATAAACCAAGCATCGAAGAAGTTTTGGCTCAATTACCGGCTGAACTTTTTGATGAGAAAAAACTGTCAGGAAGAAAATTGTATTTCACAAACAAAATGATAAGCGATGATGTCAACACTTCTTTACTTGATCAAGAATATCACATCGCAAAAACTGTAGTTTATATTGACGTAATATAAAAGTTTATTTTATTAAAATACAAAATGAGAACAGCAATATTTTTAGGATTAACAGCAATAGCTGATGCTACAAGAAAAGACTGGCTAACAGATAAAAATGTAATTCACTTTTTAGTAATAACATTATGTTGCATGATTGTTATGGATATTGCTGAATTTATTAAAACTATGAAAAAATGAAAAAAGAATTTACCGGTTACAAGGATGATAATGGAAAACCAATTTTTGTTGGTCAAAAGTTAAAAAGCGAATGGGGCTATAAAGTTATTGTTACTAAATCTGGTACCGAATTTTTAGGTAAATTAGTTTGCAATGATAGTCATAGTTGTAAAAACATTCCATATTCACTTAATAATGGAACTGGCCACAAAATTTGTAGATAACTTATTTTAATATAATTATATTTCTCCTCCTAAAATTTGCTTTTTAGGGGGTTTTTTGTTTTATTTGCGTCATGGAATTTAGCAAAAAATATCGTCACATAGGAAATAGTTACGCAGGTGTGCCCAGACATTGGAAACCAGTAGTAGAGAAACACTTGGTAAGAATAGAAAAAGTAATGTGGAAACAGTGGTGGATGCCGCGATTTATTATGAGAGCCATCCATTTTTTGGCCACCGGAGGCTCCGTTGTCCGTATTAAATTTTGGTGGGCATACAACCTAAGAAACAAACTCACAGGCAGTCAAATAATACAAGATATTAAAGAAAAATATGGCTCATTAAGAATTTATGGATACTTTGGTAAAGAAATTGATGATATAATTACAGAAGCAGTAAAAGAATGTGCTAACACTTGTATGGATTGTGGAAGCAATAATAATGTTGAGTATATAGATAATGGTTGGGTTTATGTATTGTGTGCAGAATGTAGAGATAGACCTGAGTTTTCACCAACAAGAGAAGTTTTAATAGAAAAAAATGGTAATTAAAAACAAGTATCGATATGGAAGAAAAAATAAGAAATATTTGCACAGAACTAAATGACATGAAAATAACAGTATCACAAGCTACTGAACAGTTATTGTATTTGTTTAACGTTAAAGACAGTGTTATTGAACAAGAAATCATAGATGCATACATGAAAGAGGCTAAGAAGTTTTATCCAAAAAAGCGACCAATTATATTATGATAAAAGATAATACAGCCACAAATATTTCTAATGAAGCAGAAGGCTCTACTTCTTGGCGTGTTGTTATGCCTTGTTTATTTTTCGTAGTTGCAAGAAATAACGAAGATAACTGGGAGCAAATAACACAAGGATTAAACACATACGAAAAAGCAAAAAATTACAGAGACAGCGATTTTTGTAAAAATAAATGGAAGCATGCTTTCATTGTCTGCACAATAAACGAGGAATAGCAATTATGGATATAAAAAAAACATATGACAGTTTAAAAAATGAAATTTTTGAACTTGAAACTAAGCGTTCAGAATTACAAAATAAAAAAAACAAATTCGTAAGAGATAATTTTGATAAAATGTTTGTTGGTAAATTTTGGAAAAATGACAACGTTAACGCAATAACCTATTCGTACTGCAAAAAATCCGGAATTGAAGAAGATGCGTTTGATGATTATTGCAATTATGGCATTATTGATTATTTTAAAATAGATAATACAAAATGTGCATCAAAATTTTATAAAGATCATAAAGAATTCTTAGATAATGCACTCTATGTTTTTTTAAAAAAGAAATAACAAGAGAAGAATTTGAAAAAGCTCAAGAAAAATTCAGAAATCAGTTTTTTGAATTTACTAAGATTGAGAGAATTGTATTAATCGAGAAGATTTAAACATTTTAACATGTTTTTCGTTTAAATAATGAAAACAAACATAGTTATGGGAAAATTACTTGATTTTGAAAACGAAAAATGTGAAAAGGGCTATGAACCATTTCAGCTAACAAAAGAAAATATAAAAGCGAATATTGGCAAAAAAATATGTTATGTTGATTATGTAGAACCACACAGAGGAACATATTTTGTGAGATATGGGATTATATTTGGTGTGAAATATTCACAGTTAATTTTAAATGATGGAGAAAAAAACGTTGACATTAGAAATGTAAGAGAATGTGGAATTGAAACAGGTGTATAGCGTTTGTTTCTATTACTTGTCGCGTCCGACAATTTAAGGGATAATTAAAAAATTCATAAATTAAGAATCAAACAAATGGAAAAAGTAAAATCACTTAGAGAACTAACAGAAAAAGAGTTCGACACATTGGAAAAATCGGGATTGCTAAAAACAATTTATTCTGATGCACCCGAAACTTACAAAGAAATTAGAGGCACAAGACCGAAGCTAAGTGCTAATCCTGATTTTAGCTCGTTGATAAAATTATGTGAGCAATATTTGGACAGCAAACAAGACCCCGAAAATAAGCGACTGAAAGATGGCGAACATTATATTTTTGAAGAAGCGATACAATGTGTTTACGGCAGAAATAACGAAAGTGGAATTTGGGATTTTATTAATCTAAATTCTTAATCATACGATAAGAATGCTTAAATTAAGATGTATAAAAAACTATATCACATGCGGAACAGGTTTTTCAAAAACAGCTTTTGAAATAGGTACAAGCTATACAATACATTCAATTGAAGAATATACTATTTCTATATTAAATAATAACGGTCAACCTTATATTTTCGCATTAGAATATGATCCAGAAGGTTTTTGTTGTTGGGTAGATGACTTCTTTGAATCAAATAAACGCTTCGTTATTTTTGAGAAGAAATGTAGAACATCTAATTTAAAAAAGTTTATAAAATTATTCGATTTAAATGATTAAATTAGAGTGTATAAAACGGCTTTATGAAGTAGATTATAAATCTTTTACATTGGGTAAAAATTATAAAATCACATATCAAGATGGACATTTTATTGAACTTTTAGATAATAGAGGAAGAGAAATAAGTTTTAGCAAAATTTCCGGCTCTTATTTTCATTATGTATTTAAATATTTTAATCCGAATCCAGCTAATAAAAGATTTGTTATTTTCGAAAAAACAAGTGAACCATTTAATTTTAAATTAAAGCAACTAAATGATTAAATTAAGATGTATAAAAACTCTTTACAAATCAACGTATAAAGGAAATGCTTTTACGAGAAATAAATTATATGAAATCAGGTCAGACAAAAATCATGATTTTATACACATCTTAGATAATCAAGGACGGTTTTTTGGTTTTGAAAAACCACAACTCCGATTTACCAAACAATACTATAAACAAGCCGGAATGTATCGCATACAAGATTATTTTAGTCCAAATCCGGCAAATAAACGTTTTGTTATTATTGAAAAAATAAATGAACCATTTAATTTCAAAGAAAAAGATTATGAAAATAAATAGAATAACTCCTCCAACAGTTGATTTATACAATCCTGATGGAGAAAAAATTGGAACCGTAAACGAATATGAGTTTAATGATTTTTTAATTCAACTCAAAAATAATTATATTGAGGGCTATCATAGTATATTTAATGGCGAAAGAATTGATATACTTGAATATGGAAGAATCAGTAAACAGCCAAAAGGGTTCTTTGATATTATAGAATTTCAAATGGGTGAACTATTAGGTTTTTAAAATGACCGAGCATTTAAATCAATATGTAATTAATCAACCTTATCATAGATTTGTCCTTTTCGAAAAGAGAAACAAAAGCGCTGAATTGTTTTTAGATATAGTAAATGACGCAGGATGGACAGATGTTATTTATATGGACTATTATATGATGATTGCAATAAACGAAACAAGTAAAAAAATAATTTTTTTTATAATTTCCCCAAAAGATGAATCTAATTCCTCGTTTGTATTTCATAACTTTGGAGAAAAAAACAACAGTGACGCACTTAATGTAGCATCAATATTTGACTGTAATTATTCAGAAAAATCAAAAAATTTAAAAATTCCTGAGTTTATACATTGGTACCTTTCAGTTTTATCTATTTGTTTAAAATCAGTAGGTGAAGTGAAAATTTTAATGAAAAAATATAATAGTGGAAATTCTAAAAATTTCGAAAAAGATTTTGATATTATCAAACGTTTTTTAAGTTCAGAATTCAAAAAGTTAGAACTATTAGCAAATGAATAAGAATAGCGAAAATTTATACACCAATTTAAATATTGATATACCAACTTTACATGGAGTCTTAATTGAAAAATTCAAAGAGCCAGTTGTTAGTTATTGGGCAATTCGTTGGAATGATAGGAATGATGAATTACATAGTTTTAACGGCTTCCCTTCTTGTATAGAAAGATCAATATTTAATAGAGTATGTTATTTAAGATGGCACAAACATGGTAAGGAAATAAAATCATTAACCGTACAAATTATACCAAGATCAGAAATAATAGCAGAAAAAATTAAAGCTCGAGATTTTCAAGAAAGAGCCAAAAAAAGAGAGTTATAATAGAAAATTTTTGTACTTTAATGCTGTTTTGGTGTTTATAATAGAAAATTTTTGCATTATTCAATTCTTGTTATATTTTTATTTTCATCAATTTCAAAAATCATAGGTTTATTTTGAATTTCATATCTAAGATTTAAAACAGATGCATTCACAAAATGAACTCCATCTATGAATTTATATCCGGCATGCTCGTGAATGTGTCCAAAACTTACAAGCTTCAAATTTTTCAATTCATATATCCTTTTTAGTAAATCTTTACATCCAACCTGTTCTCCTCTAATAGTAGAATCTAAAATAGAATAAGGTGGTCCATGAAGTATTAAGAATTCAACGTCATCAGGTATAGCATCCCAATATCTTTTTATCTTTTCTCCTCTATCAACATTAAACGCCCAATTATATCCAAAAGTAGGTTGAACTGGTTCTCCGTAAAATTTAATTCCATCAATAGTAACGCCTTGACTTTCAAGATAAATAATATTTGGATATTTTTTTAATAATTCTTGAGCTATGCTTCTTTTTTGTTCAAAAAGTCGGTCATGATTTCCTGGAACTAAAATCTTATGAGTATATGGAAGTTTTGAATACCATGCTAAAAAATTATCAATCTCATTTTCGCTTCCACTCATAGAAATATCTCCTGAACATATAATTACGTCGGCTTCTGCAGGTAAATAAACTCCAGAGATAATGTATTCTTTTACATATTCATCATCAAATTTCTCTCCTTGTTTAAGTATATATATTCCATTGTGCTTTGAGTGACTATCACTCATTAATACAATTTTGGTTTTTTTCATTTACACTATTAATTTATTGATTCTGTAAATAAAACATATTTTTCTTACATTTCAAACAATTAATAACAAAATTTTATTATCTTCGTTTAATTAAATACAATGGAAATAATAAACTTATACACAGACGGAAGTTGCCTAAAAAATCCTGGTTATGGAGGCTGTGCTTGCATACTTGAATATAAAGGAAATAAAAAAGAATTAAGTTCCGGATATAAGCTTACAACAAACAACAGAATGGAGCTTATGGCAGTTATAATTGGTTTAGAAGCAATTAAAACAAAAGATAAAAAAGTTATAATTTATTCGGATTCAAAGTATGTTATAGATTCTTTTGATAAAGGATGGATATATAACTGGGAAAGAGAAGGATTTTATAAAAGGACTAATGCTGACCTTTTCATTCGGCTCCTAAATTTGTATAGGAGTTTTCCAAATATTGAATTTTCATGGGTAAAAGGACATAATGGACATGAGGAAAATGAAAAATGTGATGTTTTAGCAGTTGCTATGTCATCAAGAAATCCACAAACAGAAGATACTGGGTATTTAGAACAATTAAAAAATAACAATCATGAAAGGAACACTAACTAAAATAGGAAATGTCTGGGTAATAAAACATTGGATAAAAGATCCATGTTTCCATGGAATGCCAGGAAGAACATGTTCAGAAATAGTAGAACTATTACCACTGCATCCAGATGAAACAGACATGGATAGTTTAACACTAAACCCAGAAGGCAAAGAAGTGGAATTTGAGATTGAGGAAGTATACATAGAGCCGGAAGGAATTCACTGTAATAGAGGAGGTTTTAAAAAGTATGCTGTAATTGTAGAGCCAGAAGATATTTGGGACGACATACAAGATAAAGCCACAAAAGATGGAGTTGATATTCCAATTGGCTGGTTTAAGGAAAGATATAATGTGCCAATAAAAAAAAATTAATATGAAAACTAAATCAAATATTAGTATTGAATTAAAATCAACATCAGATAATGATGATATAATTTACATTATAAAATCCAAATTAGGTCATTTCGAAGTTAATTGCAAAGGAGATGGTGGACTTTTAGTTTCTTCTCATATAAAAACTATGAGTTCTGCTATTGGAGGTCGCGGTGAAGATGATGGTAAAAATGCCTGGTTTACAGATGAGCACTGCAAAAGCAATTCAGAAGCTGTCCATAATATTTTAGAACTTTTAATGACAATATCAAAATAAATAAAAATATGAATAAAGAAACTAGACAATTTACACTTGGGATAATAGGAATAATTTGTTGTTCACTTGGACTTGTTTCAGGCTACGTTGGCATGGCAAACAGCATAACGCTAGAAACTATTAATATAAGCAGTTTTTTATTTAATTTTTTATTTGTTTTATTTGAAGCGTTAGGAATTATTATAAGCTTATTTTACGTCATAAAAAACATTTAAATGGACATAGCATGCGGTGATGTAGTTACTATTAAAGATGAAATATTCAGTGAATCTGGAAGAATAATTTTTCATAAAGGAACAAAAGTACAAATAAGCGAAGTTATTAAAAAAGAAGCATTTTGGGGGAAAATGTCCGGCGTATATTATCCCGAAGAAATAACAGGACTAAAAATTATTGGAATTTCTGGTGAATGGTCATTAGAAACCTTTAAGGAAACTTCAAGGAATCCAATAATAACAAGAGAAGTTTTAGTTGAAAAATTCAAATTTTATTAAAAATGGATTCAGAAACTGTAAAAAGATTAATTTTAGAAAAATTGTTTAATGAATTTATTCCTAAATTAATTGGTTATTATAGACTTTTATCACCTGAAAAAGATCAATGGAATCCAAATTTTTTTCTTCTTAAAGAAAATATACGTTTGAATACCGATGGATATGAAATTTATTTTTATGTTGCAATAAATAAGGATGGATTTTTTGAACGTTGTACTGTTTCCAAAATAAGAGTAAGGGCGTCCCTTGGTCACATAATGTTAGAACATTTACAAAGAGTAGAACCAGAAACATTAGATTTTAATTTTGACAACAAAAATACAGCAATAAATGAGCTTTGTAGAATACTTAATAATTCTTATGTTTTAAAACTTGGAATGTGTGCTTTACAGGAGATTGAAAATCATGAAGTACCAGAAAATTGTAGCGTTGGAGCTATAAAGAAAATTTTAGGTCTTAGTCCAAATATGGATTTAAATAATATAGAAACAAGAAAAGTATTATTAGAAAAAATAAAATAATGAGCAAGAAAATAACGTTATTCCAAGAAATGTTCATGGTATTAAGAGAGAACGTCATACCAAGCATAATGTCAAGCTTACAAGAGATGGGAATGCTATATTCACATATTCATATAAATCCACAGCAATCACTTTGTTTTTTTAATCATTTAAGCTTGGAATTTCCATTTCAAAATTTACAAACAATAAAAGATGATAAAGGGAACAATATTCAAATTTTAATATTCAATATAAGGTCAGATGGACAAATATCTATTTGTGAAAATTTAAACTTTGGATTAGCTGGCACAGTAGAGCTAATTAATGAAGTTGTTCTTTTTGAAGATTTTAATAAAATGTTTGACGGTGTTGTATATGAAAATGCTTTTTTATTTTATCTTTCAAGAGAGCTTACTAATAAAGCATATCAATCTCAAGAGGAAGTGAAAGTAATAAAAACTCTTTTAGGTGAAATGTACAAAATAACTCCAATCATAACAAGAGAAGTTTTATTTGAGAAAAAAATCAAAATCGTAAAAAAATCAAAAACTAAAAAATAATTTATTATATTTGCAACATGGAAAATTTAGACGAAGTAAAAGATAAATCATCCTCAACTTGGGGCTCTGATAATTTAACATTTGGCGGAGAAAAACCACAAGAGAAAATAGAATCAGAAGATATAGTAATAGACATCAACTCAATAAAACACGCTCCGGAAATAGAACATCAACATGAGTTATTATTTGATAATCCTTTTTTGAAGGTGAAAAGAGCCGGTGGATTCATTTATTCAGAACGAAAAGGAGTAGATTCTGTTGCTTTTATATTAATTGCTATAAACGCTTCTGATGAACGACGAATAGGATTAATTCACGAGTACAAAGACCCTTTAGGAAGACATTTAACCAGTGCTTTTGGAGGCTCAATAGATGATGAAAAATATCATGCCGACTTAAGAACATTAGTGAAAGACGAAACCATAGAAGAGTCCGGATTTGATGTGAAAATTGAATCCATAGATTATCATGGGAAAGTAATGGTATCAACACAAAGTAATCAATTTTGCCATTTATTTTCAGTAGAGGTTGATAAACTTTTACAAGGAGAAAAAACAACAAAAAACCCAGTTGAATTAGGAGCCTCTGTAGATTGGATAACCATGAAAGATGTGCCACAATTAGAAGATTGGAAAGCACAGGCTATAATTTTAAGAAGAATGATGTCCCGGAATGGTTTAGTATTTGTTAGTAGTCCTAAAAAATAAATCTCATGAAAAACTGGATAATAAAATCAAATGAGTGGTATAATAATTTATTAGAGCCAATACGCTTTTTGTTATTATTTTTTGTTGTAACCAGCATATTAACAATATCACAATATTGTTTTATACTTTTATTTCCTATATTTGCATTAATTGTTGTATTCTGGAGATTTGGTTATGAGATTTTAAAAAAGTAGAAAATAATGCCAAAAGTCTATAATAGAATTACTATAGGAAAATACGATAGAAAAAAAATCTGTCAATATGATGATTCTGGTGAATTAATTAAAGAATGGGATTCTGCTTCTCAAATAAATAATGAGCTTGGATTTGATAAGAGCGCAATTCTTAGATGTTGTAAAGGGGCTCAGAAAAAGTCTTATTGGTACGTTTGGAAATTCAAAGAGGAAGAAGAAACAGCTCCGGCAATATCATTTATTGAAAACGAAAATATTAACATTCTCAATCATGGATAAAATTTTTAGCAATTATAAAATAAACAAAAATATCGACCGTACAGGAGTTAATTTATTAATGAAAAATATTCGTAAAAGAACAAAATATTTATCAAGTATTGTTTATTCAGCTTACAATAGTAATGGAGAACAAATTAATGGAAGGTGGCTTGTAAAAAAACAAAAAAATGGAAGATATAAATTTATTCCATATGATGAAGTATCTGAATTTTTAAGATTATCTTTAAACTTTAAAACAACAATATTAAATTATTTAACTACTTCAAATTCTGTCATTGTCATACTTGTATGTAATATGAATCAGAAAATAGATGATAAAAAAATGATAAGAGAAATGTGGGGATTTAAAGTTGAAAGTAAAGGGGAAAATACAATTCTTACAGAAATAACAAGCGAAGATATTTATAAATATTCAACAACAAATGCTTATACTGGTAAACATATCCCTCCGCAGTTGGAATTAGTTTATTGTGGTCCAGATGGGAAAATTTGTGGATGGGACATGATATAATATAACAACAATAATATGATGACAAAAAAAGATCAATTAGATTTCGAACAATGTAAAGAGTTACTTTATAGAATTGTGGACGAAAAATTAGATATTCCTTTGGAATACTTTCTATCAAACATTAAAACCAGGGAACTCGCCAACACAAGAAGGGTCGTTGTGAAAATTTTAAAAATGAATTTTCCAAATTCAAAGGTAGAAACATTAGGAAAGGCAGTCAACAGGAATCATGCAAACGTTTGTGTTCAATTAAAAAAACATGAAGATTTAATTTATTCAGATAAAATTTATGCTTCCTTGTTTCATAAAATAAATGATGAATTTTTTTTAATATACAAAAAAGATGATACTGATTATATCGATTATTTACGTAAGAACAAAAGCATTTTGGAAGACAAATTAAAATACATAAATCTACAAATTTCAGAAATAGAAAATAAATAAAATGGGCTATCGAAACTACATTGCTTCTATCACAAAGGAAGAGTATGACAAAATTAAAGACTTCACAAAGAAAGAGCTTTATGAATATAAAAACGAAGACATAGAAGATGGTTGTGTTGGAGTTTGTGATATGGCTGAAAAGGAGTTATATGGATTTGGAAAATATTGTGAATTTGGTGATGAAAAGTTTTATAAACCATTCTTTATGAATAAAGATTTACAAGAGAATTTCACAGCCGAACAAGATTTTTATATTGTTGGTAAAGATTTCCTAAAACATATAATTGAGCACAATAATGAAAAAATGAAATTCTTATATACGGAATTAATTTCCGGAATCACAGATGAAAACATCAGCAACATACCTCAGAAAAAAGCTGAAGAATTATTTAACTGGGTAAGAGGAAATGCAATAGAGTGGACACATTTAACTCCTTATAATTTGGATGAAGGAGATGAGATTACAACAAGCTGGAAATACGAATATTCAATTTTTGAGCTTGTTAGAATTTATAAAAGTTTTGATTGGAAAAATAATATAATGTTTTATTACGGTTATTAATTTATAATAATGACAAATATATCAGTGCTTCCAGCAGCAATATTAGCTTTGCACAAACTAAATAAGGGTAAAGGTAAAAATTATGACCAATATCCAGCACTTAAGACTAAAAAACGTAAAGTGGATATTTGGTGGAATAGTTTAGATTTCCATCAAAAAGTAGAAGTTGGAAATGTTGCTATTCATTTTAAGAAAATGTCAGCAAACTATAAATGGAGATGCCAGGATTTAGAAAATGATAAAGGTGGAAGCAAATTTTCAGACTTAACTAATTCACAAAAAAGAATTGTGAAATTCGTGTTCCAACAAAGAAGTAAAAAATACAGCATGTTTGATTTGGCTAGTTTGTTTGGGGTAAATTAACGTTTCTAATAATTGATATCAAAAAATGAAAAAGATACACATAAACAATGATGATAATTATGCTACTCCACCAGAGTTTTACGAAGAGTTAAACAGTAGATTTAATTTTGATTTTGATCCATGTCCTTACAGTGAAAACGAAATTACAGTTGATGGATTAAAAATTGAATGGGGTAATTCAAACTTCATTAATCCTCCTTATAGTCAAAAATTAAAAGAGAAATTTATTAAAAAAGGAATCGAAGAAATGAAAAAAGGCAAAGTTTGTGTTTTCCTGCTCCCTGTTTCAACTTCAACGAAATTATTCCAAGAATACATTAAACCAAATGCAACCAAAATTGAATTTATAAAAGGAAGAATTAAGTTCGGCAAAATAGATGAAACTGGAAAATTCTATTTACCATTAAATTCAAAAGGAAAAACACAAAGTGGGACAAAAGATAGTATGATAGTTGTTTTTGACGGACGTGTTCCGGCTGAGAACATTAAAGATTTAGTATTATCAGAATACAAAAATGGAAACATAGTAACAGCAACATTTGATGGTATTCAAGCAATGCCATTAAAAGAATTTGTTAAACAACCAGCCGGAGGCATGTTGTATGATTTAAATAGATGCGAGTCTGTTATATTAACATTCATAGAAGACCCAAAATGGGTTAACGATTATGCTGTTGCACAGGTTATTAGAGAATTAAAAAGACAAATTGATGAGTTAAAAAGTAATGTTTCATGCCGTTTTAGTGTTGGAGATACAGTGATTTCAATAAATGATGCATTTTCTGAAACAGAACACAATAAAGACGGAGCGAAGAATGTTGGTAAGGAAACTTATATAGTAAACAAAGTGGAATATTGGAAGCAAGGCGAAGGGTACTTGGTTTATGGAGAGAAGTCAGATAAAAGAAATTGCCAAGTATGGCACCATGAAAACGATTTAGAACTTGTTAGTAAAAAGAGTGATTAACCACAAAACTTGATGAAGATATGACTTTCAAAACACAACAAATATTTACACAAATTAGACCACCACCAGTTTTTATTTATCTAATGTTAGTGGCAGTTTATTTTCATGCATCAAGTTTACCACAAAACACGAAAGAAGATTTAAATTGAAAAAATAGCGTGGAAAAATAAATAATTTATTAATTAAACAATTAAAAACAAACAAAATGCAACAAATAATTTTAATCTATGGTATTCCTTCAATAATATTGATTGCTATTTCTATTTATGTTTTCTCTCTACGAAGAATTGTTCCTACAAATGTAGTTCATATTGTTCAAAGGGGAAATAAAACAGTTTCATACGGAGTGGGAAAAGAATCTAATGTCTATTATGAATTTCCTGGATGGCTACCAAAAATAGGTGTTATTAAGCGAGAATTGCCTGTATCAAATTTTGATATTGATTTATTAAAGTATTCTGCTTATGATAAAGACCGAGTACCTTTTGTGGTTGATGTTAAAGCGTTCTTTCATATAGCAGATACTAATAAAGCCGCAGAGAAAGTAGAATCATTTGATGAAATGAGAAAGCAATTAGAAAATGTTGTTCAAGGTGCTGTCCGTTCTATATTGGCAAAATCAAAATTGGAAGAAATAATGGAAGAGCGTTCTATTTTTGGAGATAAGTTTACTGAAAATGTAAAAACCGATTTGCAAAATTGGGGCGTTGAGCCAATAAAAAATATCGAGTTGATGGATGTGAGAGATGCTGATGGCTCAAATGTTATTCATCAGATAATGGCAAAAAGAATTTCTGCAATTGATATGGAATCAAGAACAGAAGTTGCTAAAAATAGAAAGTTTGCTCAACAAGCGGAACTTGAAGCACAAAAAGAAATTGATATAACAAAAGCTGATACAGAAAAGATGTCCGGAGAGGCACAAGCTAAATCCAAACAAGCAATTGGTATAGCACAAGCAGAATCAGACAAACAATCAGGTATTGCTAATCAACAAGCAGTTTCAGAGATTGCAAAATCAGAAAGATTGACAGCCGAGCAACAGATGGAAGTTATTAAAGTAAATCAAATCAAACAAGCTGAAATCAATAAGGAGAATGCCATTATCTTAGCTGAACAAGATAAGAGAAAAATGGAAATTTCAGCAGAAGCCAATAAATTTAGAGTAGAAACTGATGCTTCTGCTCAACTGGAAGCCAAAAAGAAATTGGCAGAGGGTGAAAAAACTTTCGGTGAGGCTGAAGCTTTTGTTATTCAAGCTAAAGGTATTTCTATGGCAGAATCTAAGAAAGCAATGGAATTAGCAGGTGTAACAGCTCAAACAACACTGGCGAAAGAGATTGGTGAAAACAAACCTTATCAAGAATATTTGATAAAGATTAAAGAGGTTGAAGTTAGCCAAGTAATTGGTGTTACTCAATACGAATCAATAGCAACTGCTTTATCGAAAGCTGATTTAAAACTTTTAATCAATAGCGGTGATGTACATTCTGGTATAGGTAAATTGTCAGACTTATTTACCGCTAAAGGAGCTTCTCAACTAAATGGAATGATTGAGGGATTAAAGCAAACAGATGAAGGAAAAAGCATTCTGTCTATTTTAGACAAATTTAAACCTAAAGTAGGATAATCATTGTAGGGAGGTGTTTTTAATTCAAATTTTCCTCCCTACATTTGTTAAAATTATAAATATAACAAACAATAAACTTTTTCGTTTAATTTATAAAACATTAATATTATGGGATGTCATACTTGGTTTTCAGCTCCTTATGAAACTGATAAGAAAAAAATAATTAACTTAGCTCAGGAATGGCTAAATAAAACAGAGTATATTTCAGCTGGACACAGAAAAATGTATCAATGGGCAATTGATAACGAATTAGAAGAGCCGGTTTGTGAATTAGCAACATTTGAAACAGAATGTAATAGAAACGAAAACTGGATTCTATACAAGGATATTAGAAATTTTTCTGTTGAAAAATATAATAAAGAAAACGGAACGAGCTATTACAAATATGATACGTTTTTTGATAAAAATAACGTGTTAGAATCTTATTCAGATGAGCCAAGAATAGGCGGTTATCCAGATGATATAATCCATTCTTATGATGAAATGGTTGAATTTATGAAAACTGGTTATACCGACAAAGAGGGAAAACATTTTGATTTTCACTTAGATGAAGATAGAAAAGAAATGGTTATGAATGGAATTAAAACATTTTTCACCAATCATCCACAAGGAATTATTACTTTCGGTTAATTATGGAACACACAATAACAGATATTTCAATTTACAGGAAAGAAATGGCAAAATCCATGGTGGATAAGCTTTTCTTTATAGAACGAATTGACGCTAAATTAATAGTTGATTTCGGGTGCGCTGATGGTACCATGCTAAAATTCATTAAAAACTTACGTCCGGATATAAAACTTGTAGGTTATGACGTATCACAAGAAATGATAGACATAGCTGATAATAGCGATATTTGGGAAGGCAAAAGTAGACCAATATTTACTTGTCATTGGAATAGAATAAAATCCATAGTAGAAGATTGTCAAAAAAAAGGAATAGAAACCGCCATAACTCTTTCATCTGTTATTCATGAAGTATATTCCTATGGAAATGAAGAAAGCGTTAAGGAATTTTGGGATAATATTTTTAATACTGGCTTTGATTATATTATAATCAGAGATATGCTTGTTAGTAAAAACGTAAATCATGAATCCTCATTAAAGGATGTTGAAAAAGTATACAATACTAACGACCAGCACATAGCTGAATTTGAATCTGTTTGGGGCTCCATTTCTAATCACAAAAACTTATTGCATTATCTTTTAAAATATCGTTATAATAAAAACTGGTTCCGGGAATTACGAGAAAACTACATGCCAATCACATTAGAGGATATGCTAAGCCGGATACCAACAAACGATTATTCTTTTGATTTTTATGAGCATTATATTTTGCCGTTTATAGCTAAGTCTATTAAAAAGGAGTTTGGGATTACATTAAAAGAAAATACGCACATTAAGTTAATTCTTAAAAAGAAATTTTAAATATGAAAATTCATTTTGCAGAAATAGAAAGTCATGCCAATGAAAGTGACAACACTACATACTGGAGCGATGCTATATGTGGAATAGAATCTGAAAATTTAGAAGATGATTGGGATTTAGTTGATTGTAAAAAATGTTTAAAACGCAAAATCCAATATAAACAAGAACAAGAAATAGCAATTGAACAAAGTTGTGATGATATGGAAGGTTTTGTTAAATTCATGGAAAATAAAAAATAACTATGGAACAAGAAAAGCCGTTTAAAGACTGGGAAAACCATTTTCAAACACCTGAAAACATTTGTAAATACATGACATCATTTCTTCCAGAGAATGCCGGTTCTATTTTGGAACCAACTCCAGGAAAAGGAAATTTAGTAAGAGCATTACAACCTTTTGGCAATGTAATAGCTCCGGATAACTTCAACACTTTGATATTAAATAAATTCGACTACATCGTAATGAACCCTCCATTTACTCCAATGTCTGAAGGTTATAAAATACTTTATAAATGCATGGAAATGACTAATAATATCATAGCTTTGATGCCTTATTTAGCTATTATAAATGGAGAAAAGAGAACACAAGACATCATGAATTTTGGATTGAAATCAATTACTCACTTGCCAAGAAGTACATTCAAAGGAAGTAGAGTTCAAACCTGTATCTTAGAAATGAAACGCGAATACAAAGGTGAAACAATTTTTAAACTGTTACCAAAAATTTAAACACAATGAAAATAACAAAAATCGAGAGAGAAAAATGGGTATACTTAGTAACTTTTGAGCCAAATTTCTTAGAAAAGTTTTTTGGAATAAAAACTAAAACAAAAAAATTTAAAGATAGCGGTAATCATTATACGTTTGGTGGAGGTAATATTTATCATGACGAAGATGGAGAAAAAACAGGTAATGGAAGTTATGTTGGAGAATCAATTGATAAATGGAGAAGAAAATTTTAAAATAGCAAAAACATGAAATTAGCTTTTGATATACATGGCGTGGTTGATAGTTTACCGGAATTATTTTCTGTTATTTCTAAATTGTTAGTAGAAAACAAACATGAAATTCACATTCTTACCGGATCAAAATGGAGCAAAAAAGTAGAAGACCAGCTTGAAAAATATGGTATAAAATATACTCATCATTTTAGTATTACTGATTATCATCTTTCTATTGGTACTCCAATGCGTTATAGCACACCTGATGACCCATGGATTGATACTGGCGATAAGCAACAAGATGAAATTCTATGGGATAGAACTAAAGGTGATTATTGTGCTGAGCATAAAATAGATTTATGTATTGATGACACAATGAGATATAATAACTACTTTTCAAGCCCTTTTGCGCGACTATGGACTCATAATAATCATAAAAAAGCTTCGCATAAAGACAAAAGACATTTAGATTAAAAATGGGAATAGCAAATTTTAAATGTGTTTATTGTGAGAAAAGTGTTATGTGGTTTTCTGAAACATTAAATAATCGTAGTGTTTTTATTTTCAGAACACCGATAGAAACCAAAGATGCTTGTTATAAATGTGCTTATATGGCTGAAAATACAAGAACTGTTATGATGGAGAAAGTAATTGAAGTTAAAGAAAGAATAAATTCTATTAGGAATAAGATAATTAGAGATAAAAAGATGTTAGACATTTAGATTAAATATGGAAGACGGTGGTTTTGATATTAGAACAAGAGTGGTGTTAATTGAAAAGCGTGATAATCCTTTTCATTATTCAAAATTAGAAGAAGTAAAAAATACTTGGAAAAACGGTGAACATCCAGAAGAGTGTAGAGGCCAATGTAATGTAAAAATGAGTTTTATCGTTGAATCTTGCTCTTGTTGTGGATGGATAGGCGATTATTAATTAAACCAAAAAATATGAAAAATTCTCGTTTTAAACGCATTTGGAACGATTTCTGGTACGAGTGGCATTATCCAAGAACGATAATAATAGGTGGTGGTCCGCAAGGTTATAAAACCTTTAGAAAACAACGATTGTTTAATGTGATAATAGCGTTAATAGTTATAACAATTAGTATTTTAACTTTTTTTAAAAAATAACATATGAAAAACAAGAACTTTTTATTATCATTTATTAGCAAATCAAAACTATTTTATTTTGATGAAAATGAACTTCAATTTAAAAGAACACATGGATTTTTTACTATGATTGTTTTATTTTGCTTAATTATAGCATTCGTATCTGGGGGTATTATTACAAAAGAAACGGAGCTTGAAATGATGAATAAATATAGTGATAAAGAAAAAATGTTGATAATAAAAAATGGAGATAAATTTAGTGAAGAAAAATTAATACTTTTTCTTAATGAGCTTAATGTGCCATTTCCAGAGATAATTTATTCTCAAGCAAGATTAGAAAGTGGAAACTTCAGCAGTAAATTGTTTTTTGAAAATAACAACATTTTTGGAATGAGGACAGTAAGTTCACGAGCTACACTACAGATAAAAACGCAAAACGGTTACGGTGTTTATAATTCCTGGAGACAATCTGTTGTTGATTATGTTTTATTTTCTTGTTGTTACCTGAGAGATTTAAAAACAAAAGAACAATATTATGATTATATCGAAAAAAATTATTCAGAAACAGTAGGATATTCAGATAGAGTTAAAAGCATTGAAAAAGAATATTTTAAAAAAATAAAAGGGCTAACCGGGAATAGTTATGAAATATATTCAAAACCGGTTGTTGGTGATTCGGTTGTTAAAAAATAATGAAAAAAATTAATCACGATGAAATTTCAGTACTAAAACGTATAGTACTTATAGAAAAAAGTTATTATTTTAAAAAAGGTGATACCGTTAGAATAAATACTAAAATTATAGAGCCTTATTATTATTGGCGTGAATTTAAAGAAAGTTTAGGGACTGTATTTTCCTGTGATAAAGAATGGAACGAAGTAACAATATTATGGTTTACTACAAATGATAGAGTAGGATTACCGTCATTATGGGATTCTTTTAATTTAATTAGAGTTGATAAGGATTGACTTTAAATAATCAGTCAATATAGTCTCAATGTTCTTAAAGTCCCAGTAAGGAATTCTTAATAATGGAATGTTATTGTTTTTGCAGTATTCGTTTTTTATTTGGTCGTTTAGTTGCCTTGCTTTAAATGTTTTTTCACCACCAAAGTATTTAAAAGCTTTAAAATGTTGAGCTCCATCAAATTCTACACAAGTATTATAATCTGGTAAATAAAAATCGAAAGGTAATTTAAAAACATTTTTACAATCATCAAAAGTTTTTTGATATGTAAATATTATATTTTTTTCTTCTAAAATTTTAGTAATTTTAATTTCTCCTTTTGAAAAATTTGAACACTTTGGACAACCATTTCCAAATAAATGCATTGCTGGCCTTTGTTTGAAAATACCATGTTTATTACAAATTATATCTACTTTTGTTTGGTTATTTACATATTTTACATTATCATAATTATAAGTATTTCCATGAACTTCAAAAGATTTTGCCAAAAATATTTCTTTAGTTCCAACATATCCACCACTACATATGTCACATCCGCGTCCTCTTAAATGGTCTTTGGCTAATTGACTGAACTTTCCATGTTTATTACAAATTATTGTTACTTTATTATCATTTTTTGTGTATAAAACTTCAGAATAATCGTATTTATTATTATGTTTTTCATTAGATTTTTTTATAAAATCTTCTTTTGCATATTGATACGTTCCTGAACAATAAATACAACCCCTTCCACTTAAATGACTATCAGGTCTTTGATTAAATTCTCCATGCTCTGGACAAATTATAATAATTGGTTGTTTATTATTTTTATATACCACTTTTGAATAATCGTATTTATTATCATGAACTTCATTTGATTTAATAATAAATGATTCTAAAGTATGTTTACTTGGTAATGTTCTTTCTCCTTCGTACATACATTTCTTACAATTATATCCTTTCATGTGATTTCTTGGAGATTGTAAAAATTCGCCATGTTTCTCACATATAATTGTGGATTTTACTGAGGAATTAACATATTCAAATTTTGAATAATCGTACCTTTCTCCATGAATTTGTTTTGCATTAAAAATAAATTTTTCAATACTTATAGCTTTCCCACTCATTTTTTATTTTCTTTTTCAAAAAATTCTTTTAATAACTTTGCAATTAATGCCGATTGAGGAATTAAGCTTTCCTCGCTATATGAAGCAAGTTTTTCCAAAATTTCTTCTGGTAATGTGAATGTTTTAGTTTTCGTAGCCATTTTTAGTGTTTTGGTAATTATAAAACATTATTATTATATTGTAAAGTATTACTTATAATTATAAATAGTATAAAAAATTTTACATTCTAATAAAATGTATTACATTTGTAAAATGGCAAAGAAAAAAATAGGTTCCGATAATCAGAAATACGTTATGGTGGTAGAGTCTCCATCAAAAATAAAAAAGATAAAAGAGATATTAAAAGAAATAGGATATCATAATTATGATTGTATAGCTTCGGTGGGACATATCTTGGAATTAGATAAAGGTGCAAAAGGAGTGGATAAAAAAAATAATTTTGAACCACATTACATTGTATCTGAAAGCAAGAAAGATGTTGTTAAAACATTAAAAGAATTTAAGAAAAATGGATACGAATTTATTCTTGCTTCTGACTTAGACCGAGAAGGCTCATTTATAGCTCATTCAGTGGCTATAACTTTAGACCTTCCATTAGAAACAACTAAACGTGCTGTATTTAATGAGATAACAAAAACAGCAGTAAAAAACGCAATAGATAATCCTGGAATAATTGATAAAAATTTAACTAATTCTCAACAAGCAAGACGTGTTTTGGATAGAATTGTAGGGTTTGATTTAAGTGGGTTGCTCTGGAAAAAAGTAGCCCCTAATTTAAGTGCTGGAAGGGTGCAAAGTAGCTCCGTTAGACTGATAGTTGAAAAAGAAAGGGAAATAAAATCTTTTGAATCGGATGTAGATTTTAAAACTACTGGAGCTTTTGAAACAAAAAAAAGAGTTTCAATAAAATCTATTTTAGATAAAAGATTTAAAGATAAGCAAACTGCACATAAATTTTTAAATGAATGTATTGGAAAAGAATTTATAGTTAACAATAAAGAAACAAAAATTGGAAAACGTACAGCTTCAGCACCATTTACAACAAGTACATTACAACAAACTGCTGGAAATAAATTAGGATTTAGCGTTAAAAGATGTATGGATACTGCTCAATCGCTTTTTTCCAAGGGGTTTATTTCTTATCACAGAACTGATTCTGTAATGCTTTCAGAAGATTCTATTAAAGAGATTTCCACACAAATAAAATCAAAATACGGAGATAAATATTTATGCAACAAGCAATATAAGAACAAAAACAAAGGAAGTCAGGAAGCTCATGAAGGAATCCGTTGTTCTCATTTCGAACAAGAAACAATATCTGGCTCTTCTGATGAAGTTAGACTTTATGATTTAATATATAAAAGAGCTTTGGCTTCACAAATGAGTGATGCAGTTACAGAACTTACAAAAATTACTATTGGCACACAAAACATAAAAGAACAATTTGTAACTAAAGGGACAATTATAAAATTTGATGGGTTTTTAAAAGTATACAACGACACAGATGATAATAAAGAAGATAATGAAAATGAAGATAGTGATTCTAAAATCCTTCCACCTTTAGAAAAAGGTGATAAACTTTATTATAAAGAATTAGTTTCATCACAATCATTTTCAAAACCAGTACCAAGATTTAATGAACCTGGACTTGTTAAATCCATGGAGGAGCTTCAAATTGGCAGGCCATCAACCTACGCTACGATAATCCAAACAATCCAAGACCGTGGATACGTTGAAAAAAAAGATATTGAACCAAAGGAACGTAAAATCCAAACATTAACTCTATCATCAACAAACAATAAAATAGAAGAAAGTGAAGTAATAGATAAATTTGGAGGAGAAAAAGGAAAATTAGTTCCAACAGAAGTTGCCGGAGTGGTAGTTGACTATCTAAAAAAACATTTCCCGGACATCATGGATTATAAATTTACTGCAGAGACTGAAGAAAAACTTGATGAGATAGCAGAAGGAAATAAAGAGTGGCAACAGATGATTGGAGAGTTTTATGAACCATTCAGCAAGACATTAAAAGAAGCTGCAGGCGAAGAAGGAAAAGCCGGAATAAGAGAAATTGGCAAAGACCCAAAAACAGGCAAAATAATCTACGCTCGTTTAGGTAAATTCGGACCAATGATACAAATGGGAGAGAGTGTTGACAAAAAAAGTGATGAAGAAAAGCCAAAATTCGCCAAATTAAAAGAAGGACAAACAATAGAAAACATCACTATAGAAGAGGCATTAGAACTTCTTATATGGCCAAGAAATATGGGTAAACATAAAGGTGAAGACGTTTCAATTGCAATAGGACGCTTCGGCCCATACGTCAAAGTCGGTCAAATCTACAGTTCAATTTCTAAAGAAGAAGACCCTTCCACAATATCTTTAAAACGTGCAATAGAAATCTTTGAAGAGAAAAGTGCAGCAAAGAGTAGTAATACCATTAAAGAATTTAAAAAAGAAGGCATAAGCGTACTTAATGGTAAATTCGGAGCGTACATAAAATCTAAGACAGGCAACCATAAAATTCCTCTAGGAAAAGAAGCTGATACTTTAACTTTAAAAGATTGTGAAGAAATTATTAAAGAATCTAAAAATTCACCGAAGAAGAAAAAATTCACTAAATTCAAAAAGAAAGAATAAATATTTAAATTATAACATTATGGTGAAAACTGTCCCAAAAATCAGAAAAGAAATTATTGAGAAGATATTAAAACTTCTTCCGGAGCCACATTCTGTTGATATTAGTATTTTTAAACACGAAGATACTAAAACAAAAATAGCCGGTATCGACTATAGTACATATGATAAATCTGGAAGAATGGAAAATCCTACTAATAAAAAACTTTTACAAATAATTGATGATGGAAGTCAAAAATATAAAGACCAAAAAATTCAACTAAAAGAAGCTTTTTTCTATTTAGATAAACTGAAAAAAAGAAAATCTAAAACAGAAAAAGGTTATACTGAAATATATGGTGGTGGAGAAATTTCAGTAACACTAACAGAGTGGTGTGTCAAAATAGAATGTCGTAAAACCGATTTAGGATTAAGAAACAAAGCTGCAACGCTTCTTTTACAATTAAGCAAATTTCCAGGTGTACCGGTGGAATTCAATTTCTAAATCTAAAACGATGAATGAGAATATTATTTTAACTTATCTTATTGCTTCTTATTTAGGAAGTGTTTTTTGTTGCAGAATAATAGAAATTAAAACAGAATCATATATTTTTTGGAAATGGATTCCTGTTATAATATTAATTGCAATATTTTTTAACAAAAAATAACATACAAACGTCTTTTACAGGAAATGTTATAATAGTTTTATAACCGTTAGATTTTAGACCATCTTCAAGGTATAATTTGGTTTGTTTCGCCATTGCTCCATGTTTTATAACCGTTAGATTTTAGACCATCTTCAAGGAAGTTGGCAGTGGTATATTTCCCTGGTATTGTTTTATAACCGTTAGATTTTAGACCATCTTCAAGGCTGGTAACCAAACTCTTCGGCAACAATGGAAGTTTTATAACCGTTAGATTTTAGACCATCTTCAAGGGTAATCTGTGTAAATGATTGAATCTCAGAGTATTCAAGTAGGTACAAGCTCTCAAAAACTGACCAAAAGTTGGTATATTTTATATAAAACGTCTTGTTTTTTTCATATTTTTCCATTAAAATCTCATTATTTCCATTGATATTTTTAATGTAAAATATGTAATCTTTGTACTCTGAGTTTGTATATAATTCACACCCATCAATTTTCGAAATAAAAAATTCTTTCATTTCTGTTTCCTTGGCTTTTTGAGAAATGTATTTCTCAAACAACACTTTTCTCGTCAAAAATGAACACAAGTCCACCTTTATCCCAAGGTTTGTCCATGGTGTATCCTTAACTTTTTCTTGCTTTTCTTTCAAAATAGCATTTGACATATTTAAGATTTATAAAGGGAGGGTCTCAACCGGTTGTATTCTATTTTTTTAGCTAAATGTCTTTCTATGTCAATATTGTAAAACTCAATAAGTGAGCCTAAATGAAATAAAATATGAGAAAGCCCATAATCTTCATCTTTGTCAGAAGAAAATAAACACATCGACAAAGCTTCATTTAACCAGTGAGCAACATTTTTATTGAATTCCTCTCTGGGTCTTACATTAACAAAAAAATGATTTAATTCAGAGTTTTCAAATGGCTCAATCCAAGGATGTGCAGAAATTATATCAATTTTTTTGCCACCAATCAAATCGGTTATTCTAAGGATGACATTAGCTATTTCGTCTTCAAAAGTATCTTTAATACATTCTTTATATATTGCTCTTTTTTCAAGATTTATATTTTGAACGTCTGGATAACTTTCTAAACTAAGTAAATCCTTTTCATAAGAATTCCAATCAGCTCTTCGTCCTTTTTTAAATGCTTTAGCAATATCTCCTAAATTAGAAAATATGTATAACATTTCTTCTCTTAAGTCTTTTTCTTTTTCCCAGAACCCGTGGTCTCGACCAAGAATGTGTGAAGTTTCAATTAGTGCGTGAATGTTCATAATTTTGTTATATTGTAGCAAATATAGTTATTAAAATTAAAAACTACACCCTTAAATATTCTCATGTTTATCCGAAAGCTCCATTAATAAATTCAATAAATTAAGACAGATTTCATTACCGTCATTGGATTTGTTAATTTTCTTAACTTCTTTATTATATTCTTCTAAGAATTTATCTCCGGCTTTAGTATTAGAATTAATGTTAGAAACATATTTATTAGCAAAGTTAATAAAACTTTCTCTAAAATCTCTTTTTTCTGTTCTTAATTCCCATTCTTCTGTGGTAAAGAATTCTATACCAGAATTTGTGAAAATATAAAACATAGAGTCAACGGCTCCTTTTCTGTTTTTTGAGAAGGTAATTGTTCTTTCATTTGTTTTTTTATCAAAATTCATAATCATATGAATATCAATAAGCTGTTTAAGACAAGCCGCTCCTTTGTAGTCACCAGCTTTAGTATTATGCGAAATAATAAAAACAACAGCATTATTTTCCTCTGCCCATGTTCTTAAAATTTTACTAATATGATTTAACGCATCTTCTTCAGATAATTCAGTAAAATCCTCCATAGCTACTGCCTGAATTGAATCAAGAATAACTATTTCTGGTTTTAAAGTATTTAATTCTTTGATATAATCATTAAAATGAGGATGAGTTTTTTTGTCAGCAATATAAGCATTACTATGTTTCGGTTTCACATTTGATGTTTGCTCACAAACTGAATTTAAGCTCACCTCCCTTTCATACATAGAAATAACAGTATTTGACATTACACTCATTAGGTTGAGCATTAAACTAGTCTTGCCAGCTCCTGATGTTCCACTCAAAAGAATAGAACTACCTTTTACTAATCCACCTTTATTTGATAACCAGTTATCAAATTTTTCATTACCAGTTTTTAAAGTAGGTTCATTACTCAATTTTACCTCTTTAACTTTTTGACTTTTAATTACAGTTTCCATATTTGTTTGCTCTTTTTAATATTAAACGGATTAAGAGCTTAAATGTTGCAATGTGTGAATTATGCAATTAAAATATTTCATTTCAATATGTTTGTAGCTATTTATAATAAATTAATGTTATGAAGATTATTGATAGAAGTAATAAAGCAGCAATTGTTGAAATTACTAACATAGAGCTTAAACAAAGAGGATTTGATGCTATTTGGGATGATATAAGGAAAGAGTTTACAGAAAACCTTTATGAAGTAGATAAAGTTGATGTTTCTGAGAAGACAATACTATTTAAACTAAAATTGAAAAAGTATTAACCCCTTTCAAAAAATGGAATTAATATTTCTGTTGAGTTGCTCATTGTCACGAAGTCAAATTCAACATGTCGAAAAATAAAAAAATAAATTCCTTCCATTTCATCAAGCTCTGTTCTTACCCAATACTTTTTCTCAATTAATGTGACAAATCTATTATTACTTCTTATCTTTTCAGTTAAAACAATCCTATTTTTAAAAAAAACACATAGAAAACTATCAATTTGTGTTTCGGAAACAATTACATTACAGTCATTATCTTGTATAATTGTTGAAATAAAGCTTTCATTGATTTTAACAATTCCAAAAATAGATTCTTCATTTATATGAATATTATTGAATTCTGATGACGCTCCCTCATATCTATCACATTTTGAAATCGACTTATAGGGTTTCATTTTAGATTCTTTGAATGTTTATTTCTTTTATGAATTTACCAGTAATTGAAACATAGTCGCAAAAAATATCTTTTATTTCAAAAGCCAGCATTTTTTTATTTTGGTCAAGCATTAGAAACCTGGTTCCGGTAGCCATTGTTCTAACTTCTTTCGGTAGTTCAATATCTGTTTCGGCGTAATCTAAGTTTATTCTTATTTCAACATGCTCTTCATCTTCAACTTTTGAATTTTTATTTAAAGTCAACAATTCTAAAGACTCTTCACTTATTCTTTTTATCTTATCTTCTATCTTTTGTGCCTTTTCCTGAATCATAGCATCCATTCGTTGAATCATGTCTTCCAATTTCTTTTCCTTGTCTTGAATTATGATTACTAATGATTTTATCTTTTCGTCGGCCAGCTTTAATAGTTCCTCTTTTTTTGTTTCAGAAACATTATTTATTTCAACATTGGCTTGTTCTGTTCCTTTTTTAATAGCAGATAAACTTTCTTCTTCTGGATTTGGAGGATTTAAATTATCTTTTATTGGTCTTTTACCATTTGAATAATTTACTATTAAATTTTTTATATATTCGTCAGTTCCGGCCTTTTGATCATAGTTAGCGTTCGACTTAAAGTTATACTTAAAATAAAATGTTTTTATAGCATCAAATTCTTGACCGTTATATTTTTCGACCAAATTTGGTACATCTGATTTTTTGGTGTGATTATATTTTTCATATAAATCTTCCAAAAGTATTTGAAAATGTTCTTTGTTCATATCAATAATTATGTAAAATTAAAAAAGGGAGCTAAATAATTGCTCCCTCTTAATTAATTGAAAATCAAAAAGTTAGAAAGGAAGATCGTCGTCTGAATCACTTCCAGTTGTTACGGTGGCTGCTGTTGCTGTTGTTTTTCCAGCTGTTTTTACATTTACAGGTGTTACTGTTTTTGTCGGAGCCTCTGTTTTTGTAGAAGTTTCTCCATCTTCAGATTTTTTAGAGTCAAGAAATTCAATAGTGAATGCATTAACTTCTGTGGTATATCTTTTAACACCATCTTTATCATCCCAACTACGGGTCTGCAGTTTTCCTTCAATATAAACCAAACTTCCTTTTGATACATATTTAGAAATTAATTCAGCTTTTTCAGCCCAGGCAACAATATTGTGCCATTCTGTTTTTTGTTGTTTTACTCCAGCTTTGTCTTTGAAATTTTCAGACGTTGCTATAGCAAAATTTACCACTTTACTTCCTCCTTCGAAGTTTTTGAGTTCCGGATTAGCTCCAACTCTTCCTACTAAAATTACTTTGTTTACTGATGCCATTTTTTTGGTTTTTAAATTGTTTATGAATAGTTGTACAAATATAATAAATAAAATTAACTTCCAAAATTATTTTTCAAAATTCTTTTTAAGATTCGCCTATAGATGATATTTTCATTTTAGACGAGCCCGATCCCAATGTGTTATCACATAATCCAGATAAGATAATTTCAAAATACCACCAAGATGGATAATCATTATTATTATCTTTTTTAACTTTATCGCAGTTTTCATTCCATTCTTTGGAATTTTTACTTGATTTCATCAACTCTATTACTTCTTGTTTTTCCATTTTTATATAATTTTAAGCAAATAATCCAAAAAATCCTTTTTTATTTTTTTGATGTGACTTTGAATACTTAGGAACATACTCTTTTCCTTCTGATTTTGCTTTTTCCATCTCAATATTTTCCTTTTTTTCTCTTTCTTTTCTTATTTTCATGACTTCTTCGTCACTTAAATAATCATGCATTCTGGTTATGCTTCCGGCAGAAGGTGTTAAATCACTGTTTCTGGAAGAAGATTGTATTTTGTTAATTTGTATAAACTCCAGTACTCCTTCAATTAACTCTCTTGAGGCTCTTGAGTTACGATAACCTTTTAACTGATCAAATTCAAGGCCTCCATTTTTACGATATAAACCCAAAGTTGCTCTTTCATTTGAAATTATATGTTGTACATGGACAGCCATATAATCTCTATTAACAATTCGATCAAGGTATGTATAAATACAATGATTCATAAGCATACCTTCTTTATTTAAGTCCTCAAGAGTTGGAATAACTGTCAATTCAACATCGCCAACAATTGTATTTATGTTTGACAATTCCTTAGCTGCTTTTTTATAAAATTCTGCTTTTTTAGCATCTTTAATAGCTCCATATCTCGCTGCAAGGTCATCATGTATAGTTTTTAACTCGACATTACTTTTAATACGATAAATATAATTATCAGAAAGCTCCAACAGCCTCATTGAGTTAATAGTATCTGTATACAAATGCAAATAATCAGAATTGCCACCTTTTACAACATCATCTATATTTCTATCTAAGATGTGTTTAATGTTTTTGATTGTAAAACTGGCATTATCTTGAATTCTTTGTTTTTCTAAATTTCTGTAGAATTTATAAATACGCTCAGTATCATAACTTTGAAACAAAGTTTCAATATCAGTTTTGGAAATATATTTTTTACGATATATACTAAGCAAAATTTCCATATCCTGTGGAGTGCTTATGTGTTTATAAATCAAAGGACTAACCTTTAAATAGTTAGGACTATCTTCTATGGTTTTTGATATTTTAACGACTTTTTTAGCAACTTCCTTAGTATCATTATCTCCACTTCCTTTTAACATACCGTTAATATCGCAATTCATAGAAATTTCCAATATTTTAGTAGGAGATGTTGCTTCAAACAATTCATAAACTTGAGAAGATAAAATGTTTTTACTGTGGATAAATTCTTTAAAAAACACTTGTCCTTTAGTAAGTAATATTGTTGAAATACTCTGGAAGTCAGATACACAAAGAAAAATTTTAGACAATTCAACATATCTGGATAAATACCCACCTATATTTAATTTTTTCTCTTCTTTTTTTCCGTCTCCAAAACCGCTATCAACTTTATTATAAGTTATTGACTCTCCGGTTATTTCATCTGTTTTTTCAAAAACATCATGATTATTATAAGCATAACTTATTTGAGGAATCAATTTCTTAATATCGTCAAGGTCAGTTACTACAACATCAATTTTGTTAAAAAAATTGAATATATTTATAAGACCACCATAAGAAGCAAAATCATAAAATTGGAAAAAATGTTCTAATCTTCCTATTTTTGAAAGACCTACTTCTTCCGTAATGTTATTCACATCATTCTGCTTATTATTTACTGATATTTTATCAAGTAATGGCTTTTCTAAGAAAATTTCAGTTTTGTTTTTGCTTCTATCAAATTTAATTGAATCGGTTCTGACAATATTATCATTTAATTTATCAGTAGAAGAATCGTATCTAACAAATGTTTTTTGTCTTAAAAGAGTTATTGTTTTTCCTTTTTCTTCTACTAAAAATGAAACTTTATAAATTTCATCTTCATCTGGAATAATAAGAAATAAACGATTTTTACTGTCATAAACGCTTCCGCACTTATCACATTTAATTGTTTCAATACTATGCTTGTCTTCAACAGTAGTGTCGTGTTTTTTTACAAGCAATCTTCTCGCTTTACTTTTTAGCTCTTTTTTATTACCGCAATGGCAGTACATTCTTTGACTGTCTTTTCCTTCTGAGCTTATTTTATTTGTATCGACCATAGTTTTGCCGATATCTACCAAAAATGAATGTTGTTTCATTACCATGTTTTAATTTTATTTTTTTGTTTGTTTTTAATCACTGCAAATCTATAAATTTTTTTATTAATTCCAAAAAATTTTATCAAGTTTTTTATCTTTTTCTATCTATTTAGTTGTAAAACTAATGCTATGACCTTATTAAACGAAAATCTTCTTCATGAGTTGCAAAGAATGTCAAAATTAGCTGGAGTTTCACAAAACACCATTAATGAAAGCGATTCTACCATTATAAACTCAAAAAAAACAGAGCCAAAAAAACTTTTAAAAGAAGATGATGATGATATTTTTGGAGATATTGGAGATTTAATGGGTGATGAAGGAAGAGCTTTAGAAATAAAAGGGAAATCCGAAGGAGTACTGACGAAAGACATGAAAGCATCCATGGTATTGAATAATATAAATCAATATGAAGCTGCGAATTTAAAACTTTCAGGAGAATACAAACCAAAAACACTTGGTGCAAGGCCAGAAGAAGAAGGTGGTGTAGAAGGAACTGTTATCGAAAAGAAGCCTATACAAAAACTACCAGGAGCTTCAAGAGAATATGGAAGATTAGTAACTCCAATTATTAGTCCAGCTGAAATTAGTCGTCTTAAAAAAGCTGGAATGAGCCAAGAAGAAATTGATGCAATTATAGAAAAAGATAAAAAAACAAAAAGAAGCGCCGTTACATTTGGACAAGAAGGTGGTAATGTACAATCAGCAAAATGGCAACCAAAAATAAAAGATAAAAACATAATTAGCTATCATACATTTGAAGAAAATGGCAAAAAATTAGTTGGGATTTCAGATTTAGGAAAACAACAACTTGAATTTTTACAAAGAATGTTATCAGGTAGGCCATTACCAGCAAATGGTGATGAAAATATTGATATAGAAGAGATTTTATTAGGTAACTGGCCATATAAAAATTTAGTAATAGCTAATGCTGAACATATTATTAGAGATTTTTATGGAAAAGCTGTAATACCAATACTTGCACAAACACTTAAAAGGAAAAAAAATCCAAAGGATAGTCAATTCATTGTATTTGCAGAAAATGGTATAAACCATGCTATAGACCAAACAAAAGAAAAACAATATTCTCAGGAAAAATATAATAATTATGGAGCTTGGTTTATTCAAGTTGTTAAACATAAAGTAATTGACCAATTAAGAAGCATAAGTGACTACGTATTGGATAGAACAGAGGTTGAACGAAGACTTGTTGCAGAAACTGCTCCTCTTGTTGTTGATTCTAAATTAAATCCTGAAAAAGCTATTGAAGGAAATTATGAAGTTACAATTAGTCCATTCACATTTAAAGTTAAAACTAAAGATGGTGAAATAGTAAAAAAACCCTTTTTCAGATATACATTTAAGGATGCAATGGATGCTATAGGGCTTTTTGGAGCAAAAGAAGAAGATGGAAAAATTTCTCCTCTAAGTGCTAGATTTCTGAAAAATCCAAATGAATTTTATAAAAGCGTTTCAAAGGACAAGCCGGAGGATTTAACTAAAGCAATATACGAACCAGGAGAAGGCTCCATAGCTGAAAAAGCCATGTATGAAGGAGTTCCTGTTAGCGAAGCAATGCGTTTAGCAAAAACTGAAATTGATAACATTCTTGATGAAATTTCTATTGAAATGTTAAGTACTGATTTAAAAATTGGAGAGAAAGTTAGATTAGAAAGGGTTAATGAATTATTAGACCCGGAGAAAACAAAAAGTCCAGAAATATTTCAAAATCTTAATTCGAAAAAAGAATACACAGTAACAAAAAAAGAAGCAACAGGCAAAAACGATAAAAACGGGAATACGGTTTATATATACACTATACTTGATGATGCTGGAAAAGAAATAAATCTTTCTAATAGATATGTTAAATCAACTTCAAAAACATCGGCACTACCACAAGAATTAGGTACGAAATACAAAGATGCTTTAATCGAAGCACTAAGACTTATGTTGCAATATGGTAGAATGGTTCCAAAATACACAAGAACAGTTTATTTTAGAAATGTAGATGGTACACCAAAAATAGTAAACGCTTATAATCCTTATACTCACAAAGGTGGAAAAGTAGAAAAAGAAAATGGGAAAATTGCTCTCCCATACAAGGATAGTGGACTTATAAATAAGTATCAAAAAATAAGAGAGGTACCGTTTAGTTATGTATGGGATACAGGTGGGAAATTAGTTGGAAATACAGAAAAAATTATTGATCAACTTTCTAAAGTTGCTTTTGCAAAAAATATAGAATTGCCTCAAAATTTATTTAATCCAGAAACAAAACAAGCTCTATATAAAACAGCAGAGTCTGCAGAAGAAAAAAAATCATTAACAGACAAAACATTAGAATTTATAAATTCTTTAAGATTGGGATTAAGAAAGTTTTTCGGATTTGAAGGGTTAGAGAATCCAGCAATAAAGAAAGATAGAGATTTATTAAATGATTTACTTAAAAATTATGAAATGTCATCACAATTATCAGAAAATCATATAAGAAAAGTTGTAAGAGAGCTTATGGTAGAAAGATTTAAAAAAACAAATAAATAAAATGGAAAACAAAAAATTAACATTTGAAAGTTTAAAAAAGTTCATCATAAGTAGAACTTTTAAAATCTTGAAAGAAGAAGAAATTGCTAATGATGAAGAATTTGATGACAGTTCTGAATTAGACAGCAAAGAAGACGTTGGCCAAGTAGATACGATGAACCCAGAAGAGTCTAATTTGGATTTGGATTTCTCTAATATAAGTGCAAAAATTAATGAATTATCAAAAAATTTTAGTGAAGATGAATTAGTTGATTTATATGAATTAATAGAAAAAGCAAAAACAACTGGAAGACTTGGAAATAATTTCAATTATAACAAAATGTCTGAAGGACATAAGATTAAACAGTTTAATTTCATTACAACAGTATTAGCTTCATTATATAAAGATGATAGCACTCTTGAAAATGAAAAGAAAAATATTAGAGATGTATTATTTATAGCAATGGTTCAACCAGATGAATTTACTTCTTTTGAAAAAGGTAGTGGAGGAAATAGACCTTCATTAATTTCAAGAATTGTTGCTAAAAATGCTGGTATTTATAATTTTGTTGAAAAAACCGGCAGAAAGACAATTGATGGTGAGAATTTACGAGCAATAGTTTCAAGTGCTATTGAAGATGCTTTTGATTATTCTTTAGAAAACTTTAATCCAAGTAGAGGAGGACAACTTCCTTCTAATATAATATTTAATGCTACTTCAAGAGCGAAATCACAAGTTCAATCTAAGTATGCAAAAACAGCATTAGGTCAATCAAGTGGAGGATTAAAAGGAAGCTCATTAGATGAGCCACTTGGAGATTCAGATGAAGATGTTGACCAAACAAAAAGTGATAGAATCACTGGAGAAGAAGGACAAAAAAGCACTTCTCAAAAAGAAGCTGCAAAAGAATTATCAGATGTAATGCAAAATTTTATTATAAGTCGTTTACAATCAAATATAAAACACGGTGGTATAAATCCTTCATTTTTAGAAGTAGCAAAATTATTATTTCAAGGACATATTTTATCTGAAATATCTGATATTTTAGGAAAACCAGCCGGAACAGTGAGACAAATAAAAAAAAGAATGGAAGAAGTTATAACATTTTACGTTCAAAATGGCTCTTTTCAAAAATACATTAAAGACAAAACAGGAATAAAAGTAAATTTCACCAATAATAAATACGCTTTTTCAGTACAAGGAGTTGGAGAAGAAGGAGAAAAAGAAAATCCTTTAGAATATTTTAAGCAAACAGGAATTGACATAGCAACAGGAGATCCAAAAGGGGAATGGGTTCCATTAGAAACAGAGAAAGAAGAAGGAGTTGATTCGGATACATTAGGAGATATTGCATTTCCAAAAAGAATACAAGTTGGAGAAAAAGTTAAAATATCCAATCTTCCTGTACTCATGAAAATAAATCCAGAAGAATATAAAAATCTTTCAAGCAAAAAAGAATATACAATACAAAGAATAGAGCCGAAAGAATTTTTTGAACCTCAAGGATTAGATAATTTTATTATAATTGATAATGCCGGCAAAGAAGTATCAATACCTTCTGATAAATATCTTTTCAAAGTAGAACCAGAAGAAAAAGAAGAAGAACCTGAAAATATAGAAGATTTAGGTCCGGATGACCAATCACTTACTGAATCTTTTATTGTAAATGAAATAATGAAACGTGTTAACATACGAATATTAAAAGAATTAAAAAAATGATTAACGAAAATAAAATAAGAAAGGCCATAAGAAAACATTTGTTTGAATGTGGTATAATGGATGAAATGATGATTGACGAAGAAAGACTTACTAATGAGGATGGGTTAGAAAAAGTTCGCAATAAAGAGAATTTTATAGGTAGCCATTGCTGGGGTGAATCTTTTCCAGACAAAAGCTACATCACAGTAAGTTATGGCCAACAGTTCCCTTTATTTTTATATGACTCAAAAGAAAAAATTTGGTATGAAAATAATGAGGAATATACCTTTGACGGCGAAATTATGGAATCAACAGAACAACACAGAGCATTATTAAAACCAACAGAAAACACTCATTTAAAATCCTTAGAATGGATGTTAAATAAATTAGAATTTATTAAAAAGAGAAATAATATAATAACTCTTTCGCATTTAAGCGTAGAACCAGGAACTAAAAACTAAACATTACTCAATACAGTTGAATTCTTTCTCTAAAATTTCATTTATATTTTTCAAATTTAAATATGAAATTCTAATAAGTTTTATATTGTTATTTAAACAATATTTATTTTTTATGTTATCAGTTCTTTGTATATCCAAAAAATTTTTTTCTCCTCCAAATTTTTTGACTGATTCAAAATGCTGTCTCCCATCAAATTCTATACAAGTATTGTATTTTGGTAAATAAAAATCAAATGGTAATTTATTTGATATTCCTATGCAATCATTAAATTTATGTTGATGTATAAATTCGATGTTATTCTTTTTTAAAAATTCAATTATACCTTTTTCTCCCTTTGATATTTTTGAAAAATTACATTTTTTACATCCATATCCATTCAAATGTGAGCTTGGAGTTATTTGAAAATCTCCATGTAATGGACAAATTACTATTACCTTAGTTTTGTTTTGAACGTAGTTAACTTTTGAATAATCGTATTTTGGTTCACATGTTTTTTCATTTATGTGTATAATTTTCGATTTTTCAATAAAATATTCAGAAGTATTAGCTCTTTTTAAGGAACTTTCTTCAAATCCGCAAAAAGGACATTGGTGTCCAGCTAAATGTTTATCTGGTGATTGCTCAAAAACACCATGTTTCTTACAAATTATCTTAACTTTAATTATAGAATTAACATATTCAACTAACTCATAATTATATGTATATCCATAAATAATTATAGATTTTTCAATAAACTCTATCGTGTTTCTTAATGCGGTTCCGCCACACTTACCACATCCATGCCCACCCAAATGACTTGCTGGAATTTGTTCAAAAACTCCATGATTATTACATATTATTTTAACTTTTGTATTATTGTTAAAATATTCTACTAATGAATAATCATATATATTACTATGAACTTTGTTAGACTTTTCAATAAATTCTTCGGTTGTTAATTTTTTGAGTCCAGAACATTCAACACATCCACAACCAGATAAATGATCATTTGGCGTTTGCTCAAAAACACCATGTTCTTTACAAATTATTTTAATCTTAGTTTTGCTATTTTTATATTCAACTAAACTGTAATCATATTTTGATTCATTAGTTATTCTGTTTACATGTATAATTTTAGCTCTTTCAATAAACTCTTCTGTTGTTAATTTTTTTGACATCTTAAATCTTCCCTTCTAAATCCATTTCCATAAGCTCTCGTATTCTCTTTGACATGTCAATGTCATTATTAATACAATGTTTTTTATAGTTTTTTCTTAATTCTTTTGAAACCATGAAGTTTAATCTTACTTCATTTTGTTCTTCTTTTTTCTCTTTCATATCTGTAAGTTTTTAAGTAAATATATAAGAAAAAATAAAAAACGCAATATTTATTATAAATTAACCACCATGGCAATCGATTTAGAAAAACTTAACGTACCTTTAAAAACAGTTGTTATGGTAGTTATTTATATATCTTCATTGGTGGGAATATACTATACAATGAAATTCAAAGTAGATGATAATCAAGCTAAGGTTATAGAACTTGAAAATAAGTTAAGTAAATACAATCCGGAAGTTATGGATTATCGTTTAAATGAATTAACGAAGGAGGTTTCTAAGTTAAATGAAAAAGCCGATAAAATATACGACATAATAACTGCTAAATAATGTTGCATAAAATTAAATACCTTTTTTACTTATCTATTTTATTTATTATTTTTTCATGCGCTCAACAAAGCGATAGAAAATGTGGTCAAAAATTTCAATCAGACTCAATTCATTCTTTTGAAATGGTAGACTCAGCTTTGTTATCAATTTTAGATTCAATAAAAATAGATTCTGTTAAAATATTTAAAATTAGCTTTTCAGATACTACAGATTATTCGAAGCTTAAAGAAAATTACAAACGTGCTTCAAAAAATAAAATTAGAACATTAAAAATGAACAAACTTACAGATACAATGAATTTAATAAATTCAAAATTTGATAAGATAAACGAGTGCTTAAAAAAACGTAAAGCATCAGAATGACATTTTCAATAATTTTACTTATATTTCTCAATTAAAACTACTCTTTCAAATGTGTTTAAACAAATAGGACATCGTTTACAAAATGTTACATTTCCAGAAACACCATAATCAACACTTTCAATTGTGGAAACTTTTAAAACATTTGGATGTTTCCTACAATAAGGCTCGGAATGAAATTCTTTAAAAAACGATGCAAACATTGAATTATGTTCCTTTTTTAATTGTTCTAATAATTCAGACATTAGATAGTCCTCCTTTTGCTCATTTCATAAAATTTCTCATCATTTTCAATCATTATCCAATTCCTTTTTAGCTCTTTGCTTGCTAAACCGGTTGTGCCACTGCCGGAACAATTGTCCAAAACTAAATCACCTTCATTGGTATATGTCTTAATGAAATACTTACACAACTCCAATGGTTTTTGGGTATCATGAATAAATTCTGTGTTTTTATTTTTTTGTTTATCAGAAGAAAATTTCAATACACTTCTTGGATATCTGTCGGTGTTTCCTCCACCAACAATTTCTTTATTTCCTTTACCATAAACTCTTGTCTTGTTTCCAATATCAATTTTCTTGGTAAATGAATTTACAGGTTTATGCCCGGTTGTTTTTTGTGGATTATATGTAGGAAGATTCTTATAGTATATCAAAATGTTTTCATGCGATTTCATACACATCTTCTTTGCATTATAATGCCCAGTTGCATGTGTTTTTTCCCAAATCCATTCATATCTCAATAAAGGCAGGTTGCTGGCACCAAGAACTTTATCAAATGGTGTCTGAGCAAATAAAGCAATACAACCATTATCTTTAATAATACGTTCATATTGTTCCCATAATTTAGGAATGTCAATTATGGAATCCCATGGACATTGAGTAGTTTCTCAACCGAAGGGAAGGTCTGCAAAAATAAAATCTATGGATTTGTCCTGAATTAATTTCATAACCTCAAGGCAGTCTCCAAATAGAGTTTGATTAACAGATAACTTCCCTTCGGAATTATATTTTACATCTTCTATCATTTTATTTCTTTCAATATCAAATGGTCAGTCCCTTCAAAACAAGCAACACCAGATTCAAATCTTGATGTGGATATTTTCTTTGTTCGGTTGGAATAAAACTTCCAATCGCACTTACTAAATTTTAAAACATGACAACCATTTTCAGTTTTAACAAACTGAGCTACCAGCTTTTTACCATCTGGAACTTCGAATAGATAGGATTTACCTTTTTTCATTGTTCTATTTTTAAAATGAATTTCAAATTATTATTATAAGCTAACAAACAAAATATTATTGTTCCTATATAAAAAAACAATCCCATTATTGCTCTTTCTCCATCACTCATCTTTGTTATATCTATACTCATTGTACAAAATATAATAATTAAACTAAAACCGAATACTGTAAAAAAATAAAATACAAAAATGGATAATAACTTTTTAAACCAGTTTATAGTTAAAGATTTTATTTCAATTTCATTATAACGTTTATTTTCAGTATCATACCGCATAGAAACTTGATAACTGCAGTAAAAATAAGTAAGAGCGGTTCCTATAAGAGAAATTATAAGAAACATAAATCTGGAAGGCGTGCTCCAAAATATTAAATTATAATTTAAAGCAAAAAATGCTGTAGTTATGTATGCAAAAAACATACTTATAATAGAAGATATAAAAATAGCAATTTTATTTTTTGAGTTCATTTTTTCGAAATTATGTTTAATATCATCTTCAGTATTAATTCCTGTTTTTTCAAACAGTACTTTTCTCTCAAGTTTATATGGAAAATGTAGAGTTATCATTGTTTAGATATGGCAATCATACACTGATAATAAAGTTTCTTCCGGTAACTCACTGATTAATTTGTTGAATTCATTATCCCAAACTTCATTAGATTTTTCATCAGATGCGATTCCCCACCAGCCCATTCTTCCACGTTCAAACCATTCTCCATTTTTTAAAACAGCAAATGTCACAAAACTTGCATGTCTTTTTATATAAGATTCTTTTGTTTCCGGAATAAAAACTTTATCTTCCATTTCTCCTTTTACTCCATATTCAAAATATGGATGATATGATTTACATTCCTTATCGTTTTCATATTTCTCAAGAAATTTATCATAAGTTATAGCACTTTCTTCTAAGCCTTTCTTTGACATTTCTACAAAATCAATATCACACTTTCTTGCAGAATCTACACATCCAGCATCAGCTTTTTCTGTTTGCAATCCTGGTTTACCAGTTTTACCGGTAGCTCCTTCTTTTAATTTTAACATTCCGGTCCAACGTCCACCAAGTGTATACCAATCCCAAGTTGCTTTTTCATTATTCCAATAACCCATACGTCCATCTTCTTCTTTTTTGTATCCATGATATTCATCCAAAAATTTTTCAAATGAACCATATTTTTCTTTCATAGAAATTTGTTTAGGAGAATCAATTTTTTCAAGTGAAGCAAAAATTATTTTAATAGGTCTGGATTCTTCATCTTTTATTACATTGATTAATTTCACATATATATCTTCTGAAAATCTTGCATGTTCTGTATTTCTCCAGATTTCTTCTGGAAATTCATAATTCACTCTTACTCTATTTCCGGTTATAAATTTGTAACTATGACATGGGTCAGGAGGAAAATCCTTCAATTCTAACTTTCCTTCTTTTTCAAGAATTTCAAAATCTTCTTTTGTAATTGTTGCATCTACATCGGCATACCATTCACTAATAGTATCTTTTTCCCAGCTTTTATTTACTTCTTCGGTACAATCTTGAAAATCTATTTTTAAACTTTCATCGAATGGTTTTAATTGCTCTTCTGGGTTATCATTCAAGACTAATACGGTGTAGTGTGACATATTTTTTAGGTTTTAGGTTAATAAATTAATTCCCGACAAAAATAATAAATTTTTCAATATTAAAAAATATATTTATTAACAATTAAGATTATTTTTTAGAATTGGAAAATTCTTCTAAAATAGCAGTGATATTTTTTCTTCCTGCAGTACTTTGAGAATGCACTTTAAATGCCGGGAGATTAAGATTGTTTGTTTTACAAAATTCTATTATCCACTGAGCTGAATGAAATCCTGTAGGAATAGTTGTTAAGGAGTAGTCAAATTCTTTATACCCAGTCTTTTCTCCGATAGTATAGTGTTCATCATCGAGATCATGATCAAAAGATATAATTGCTGGCCATTTTCCTTCTGAAAAAAAATTTGTTATAGTTTTAACAAATTCATCATGAGAGCGAACTACAACCCATTTCAATTTAAGATAGTCAGTATCTTTTAAAATATTAAAAGCGTCATATGGATGCCGGAAATCATCGAGATAAATATGTAAACTATCCATGATTATATTTTTCTACCAAAACTTTTCTAACTGCATCTCTATACAAAAAATCAATAATATCTTCTTTAAAGGCTGGTCTTTTTTTAATAGAATCGTATAAATCAGATATTAATTTTTTTTCTCTAAAAACTTCTTCTGCTTTTTCTTTTATTAATTCTTTTATTTGCAAAGAATTTATGTCAAAATCAAGATTAAAGGAATTGATTGTATTGATAATAGAATCTCCAGTAATTTCAATATAATCTTCTAACCTTAATCCTTTGTAATCTTTCATATGATTAAATATTTCCAAACGCCAAATAACCTTCCAACTTAGTTTTGGCATCTTCATAAGACATTAATGCTATTTTTTGTTCACCGCTTACTTTGGTAATTGATAAGTAATTACAAATCGTCAAAAATATTTTCACAACACTATCATCAAATCTTTTTTCATCAACCATAGTAACAAAATCCTTATAAGAAGGAAGTTCTTCACCATTTTGAGCCGTTCCTTCCTTATAGAGAACTTTTAATAATTCAGAGTAATTTATCCAATCTTTTTCAAGTTTTTCTTTTTTGGTTTTAACATATTCATTAAAACCATCTTCTTGTGTGTTTTCTATTGGTTTTATTGGTTCTGAAGGCTCTTTTATTGATTTTACAGGTATCTCTTCTGTTTTAATGAATTTTACCGGTTCTTCGATTGGTTTTACAGGTTCCTCTTCTGTTTTAATAGATTTTGCTGGTTCTTCGATTTTGTTTTCTAATTTTTCTTCCTTATTTGAACTTGTAATATATTTCATAAGCAAATCAAGAAAACACAAAGATATAATCGGCAATATAGCTCCGGACAATATTGCAATTATCCTTTTCACAAATATTATATCACTTGCATCATATACGCTAAACCCAAACAATTCAGTAAAATTCTTAATTAAATTAGAATCAGTAATCATTTTTGTTGTAGTGGTATCGTAGGAATAATAAGTATTCCCCATCATTTGAAACGTTGTTAAAAGGATAAAAATAGCCCAAACTGTACCTTTATTTATTTTATCCATGGCAACTATCCCAGCCAATGAGGAAAGTGCCCCAAGCTCAAAAACAACAGCAAGAACTATGGAAATTGCTTTGTAATTACTAAGCTCAAAAAAACTAACAACATGGAGTGCACTTACCAAACTAACACTAAATGGTACAATCATGAAAGCGATTACTATCCACCATGAAGCTTTTTGTTTATTATCTGACATTTTTTAGTTTTTCTTGAAGTTCTTTTATTTGAATGTTGTATTTGTTTATCACATCATCCGGACGTTCAGATGTCCTAACTATGGCGTTATTAGTGTAAACTACCTCTCTGGCTATTTCTATTGCATTAATCTTTAAAAGAATATCCATCTTCTCAGAAGAAATTTTTAATGACAGAATTGAATCAGTCATTATTATTGCTTTCTCCAGTTTATCAATTCTTCGTCCATTTCTTTCGTTGACTGATTTCGTCCCGCAAGTATTTAAGAATGTCATAAATCCAAAGGATAGAAGCATTAAAATACCATATTTGTTTAAAAAATCTAATAGTTTTTTCATAATTGTAAATATATCAATAAAAGTTTATAATGTCAACATTGCCCTAATTGGCCAGTCAACATATTTCTCATAATTTCTTAATCCAATTAATATAGCGTGGGCATAATTTTTCTTTGAAAATGGGTATTTTATGTATTCAGGTGAATCATCTTTGTTTTTTTGAAAAACCATATCTCCATTTTTACTTATACTACATGGTAATTCTGTATTTAAACAATAAGTTCTTCTATATGCTCGTCCTTTATTATACCAAACAATACCATCTGAACTAATAAGACCCGGCATATCATTAAAACTGTGTAATTCTCCTCTTTTGTTTAACCAATGAAATTCTATTCCCATAATATTAGTTAAAAAATGAGATTGAACTATAACTTTATTAAACTTAAAATTTTTACGATATGGCTCTCCATTATTATGCCATTCCACATTTATCCAAACGCTTGAATTAAAAGAAATTTTAGATGGCATATCATTAAAACTATGAAGGTTTCCGTTTGAATTATACCAACACATTTCGATGTAATTAATAGTATAATATAATGTACCTTCTGGGACAGATACATTTGGCTTTCGCCACTTTTCTACAATGACAGAGCGCTCAATAGGAATTTTTAGATCTCTAAATCTGTCCAAAGCTTCTTTTATTAAGGCTTGTTCTAATAATAATTTTTCCTGTATTTCTGTTAAGATTTTCATTTTTTAATGCAATTCATCATATTCTCTAATGCGAGAATAAACACCTTTTAAATGTTGTGTTTTTTCACTATCCGGCTCAGCTGATTTAACATTCTTAAGTTCTGTAATAGATTTCCTTTCTTCTTCTGTTAATGTCTTTGGAACAAAAATATTTACATAAACCATTTGATCGCCTCTTTGAGAAGGATTATTTATATTAGGAATTCCTTTACCTTTTAAACGTAGGATTTTGCCAGACTCTGTTCCTGGCTCTATTTTGACTTTAACGTTTCCATCAACAGTATTTATTTCTAAAGAATCATTCCCAATCACAGCATCATAATAACTAATAAAAACATCAGTTAAAATATTATTGCCTTCTCTTTTAAAAATAGGATGTTCAATCTCTGTTATTTCAATAATAAGACTTCCGTTATTCCCTCCGCCTCTTGCTTCGTTTCCAACGTTATTAATGTTTAAATTTATTCCTTCTACTGCACCGGCTGGAATATCAAATTCTACTTCATCACTATTCGAAATCATCCCTTGTCCTTTACAGGAATTGCATTTTTCTTTAATTTCTTTTCCTTCTCCACCACAATGCTGACAAGTGTATTGTTGAATCATCATTCCCATTTGCGTATTCTGTCTTATTGTAACAATACCAGTACCATCACATACACTGCATTTTACTATCGATTCTTTATTTTTAGCACCAGTTCCAGAACAGTCTGGACAATTTATTTCTCTTTGTAATTTTACTTTTTTATGTGCACCTGTAATTAATTCATGAATAGTTAATGAAATTCTTATTTTTAAATCTCCACCTCTTCTAGTTTTTGTTTGTTGAGCATGTCTACTACTACCACCTCTAAACCCAAATGATTCAGCATGCCTTCTAAATAATTCATCCGCCATACTGTGAGGATTAAATCCAAAACCACCATCATTAAACATGCCATCGTTTTCATATTTAGCTTTCTTTTCTGGGTTGGATAAAATATCATATGCGTTAGAAATTTTTTTAAAAGTATTTTCATCCCCACCCTTATCTGGGTGATGTTTTTTTACTAATTTTCTATAAGATTGTTTTATTTCTTCTTGAGATGCTGTTTTGTCTACTTCAAGAATATTATAGAGACTTTCTTTTTCAGACATATTTTCCAATTTTTCTATTTAAATAATATATTTCATTTTTTTTAACCCACTCTATTAAACTTAATACTGGTTTGTTAGATATAGCAAAAGAATATATTTTACCTTTTTGATGTATTTTTTGATTCACATCAACAAATAATGTTGTTTTTAATGTTTCTTTAATCCATTCAAGCATTTTTAATGTGCCTAAAAATGTTATTCTTAAATTATTATTAATTTTATATATTGAACCATCCCCATCTAATAACCCAATTATAAATGCTATTTTTTGATTTGAATTTTTTATTGTTGGAGGCACTGCTGTAAATGTTTTTTTATTAGTAATTAAAAAATTTATTTTTAATTTATTTATTATATTTTTTGAATATATGTCTATAGTTGCTGATTTATGTTCAGTACCAAAAGAGTTGTTATCTCTAATGAATATTGGAGCATTAGAATTTATTGTTTTTTTAAAAACTTCTAAATGCTCAACATCTTTACTACTTAATTTTATACTTAATAAAGAATTAATAGGTTTTACACATCCATCAGCTGATATAAAACCAGCCCAATAACAATTTTCAAGTGAAAAATCATCAAAAAAATTATGATTAACATTGTATTTATATTTTTTATAAACAAATCTAGCTTCATTATTTCTCTTCAATCCTAAAAATGTTGCTCTATTTAGAAGAGAACTCCTAGTTCTGTTTTTAAATAATTCAATTAATAATCTTGTTGGTTTAAGTGGAAAATTTTCACGTAATAAATCATCCTCATCTTTTGACCATTTAATAGTGCATATACCTAATTTATATAATTTAGATTTAACTACACTTATTTTTTTTTCTAATTTTTCTGCTATTTCATTTAATGTGATTTTTTTTACATTTTCTATTAAAAAATCAATTTCTTTTTCTGTCCATTTCTTTCTCATTTTTTATATTTAATAATAAATATGAAAAAAAAATAAATCTATTACGCTTTATCTAATTATTTAAATTTGTACTTAAAAATATTAATTTTTTAAAAAGGTAAAACGGAATGTTGTATTATACAACACTCCGCTTACTTGAGATTTGGTTATTTTTGCTCCCTACCTCTTATTTTCTTTTTATTAGAACTTCGTCAATTAATCCTTCTCCAACTGCTTGCTCTGCTGAAACCCAATAATCTTTTTGACATTTATTGAATATTGTTTCATAATCCTGTCCTGTATTTTTAGAAAGTTTTTCATACAATCTTTTTTCCATTATTTGACATTGTTCATAACTTACTTTTAAATCTTTCATTTTTCCTTCAAATCCAGATGCTAATTCGTGCATCATTATTCTTGAACTTGGTAATGCATATCTTTTACCTTTCGTCCCACTTGATAAAAGCATTGTACCCATACTTGCAACAACTCCCATTCCAACCGTTTTAATATCACACGAAACAAGCTCGAATGTGTCTAAAATTGCGCTTCCTGAGTCAATTTCCCCGCCCGGACTCATGATATAAAATGTAATATCTTTTTTACCTTCAGTCATTTCTAAAAACAATATTTGTGCTATTGCAATATTAGAAGTTTCAGTAGTTACCGGATGGCAAAAATAGATTATTCTATCTTTTAAAAGACGAGAATACACATCATATGATATTAATTGTCCAGAACTTGATTCTTCTATTACACTTGGAGATAGATTTTTAATAGAATGGTCAATTAATTTGTTGGTCGAACTGGAGATTAGCTTTTTATTTATGTTGGCGCTTTTTCCTGCTATTTCAAATTTTTCAATAATGTTTTGCATATTATATTTTTTAGTTTGTTTATGTGTTGACAAATGTAATATTTTTTATTGTAAAATAAAATAAATCTTAATAAAATAATAACTATTTCATTTTCTTAAATAATTATCATATTTACATAATATTACCTCAAAAGTATGAACGAGGCTAAAATCAGTAAAATGAAAAAAATTATAATATATGGATTATTCGAAGCTAATACACCAGAGGAAATAAAATATATAGGAAAAACAGAAAGAACAATAAAAGGACGATTAAGTGAACATAAATATATTTCAAAGTTTAAAAAAACCTATAAAGATAAGTGGATGCAGTCTATAATAGTTAAAGGCGGAAAAATAGATATTAAAATAATTGAAATAGTTAACGAACATAACTGGGAAGAAAGAGAAAGATTTTGGATAAATTTTTACAAAGAAAAAGGTTGCAAACTAACCAATCTACAAATTGGTGGACAATTTGGACCTCGTGGCGGAGGTAAAATTAAATATTTCATAACTTATGAAGAATGTAAAAAATGGATTAACGAAAAATATCCAGATTTAATATTTGAAAGTGATTTCAAAAAAATAAAATATAAATTACCAACTCATATACCGAAATGCCCAAAAGATGTTTTTAAAAATAAAGGATGGATTGGGTGGGAAGATTTTTTAAATAAATTATCAAAAGGCTATAACTCTAACTCTGTCAAGAAAACAATGTTAAATTATAATGATGCAAAAATTTTTCTTAAGAATAATAATCCTAATTTAGAAACACTACAAGACTATAGATTATATATTCAAAGTGAAAAAATATATTTTTTACCATACAATCCTGAAAGAACATATAAAACAAAAAATACATGGATAAGTATTGAAGATTTTCTTTATAATTATAATAACAAATATTCAAAAAAAGAATTTTTAAATTTTTATGAAGCAAAAAAATGGTTAAAAGACAATAGGCCAGACATATCTAATCGTTCTAAATATATAGAAGAAAAGGAAAAAAATAATTTACCAAATTTTTTACCATATCACATAGAAAGAACTTATTCAGAATATTGGAATGGAAGTAAAAGTTTTTTTGCATAAAAAAGCCTGAATAATTTCAGGCTTTCTTTTTTACTTTTTAGAAGTAACTTTTACTTCTTCTTTTTTTTTGTCCCAGTCAACATATATTGTGTCGCCTGCTGTGAATTTTTTTAAAAGTAAATCCTTAGAAATCGGTGTCTGTATATATTTTGTTATCATCCTCAAAATTGGCCTTGCGCCAAATTCTTCACTAAAACCGTCTTTTGCAATGATTTCTCTCATAGATTTACTAACTTCAAGTTTATAACCTTGTTTCTCTACTAATTTTGAAAAATTATTAATATGAATACCGGTTATTTCATTTATGTTTTCTTTTGTTAAAAGATTAAAAATAACTTGCTCATCGAGGCGATTTAAAAATTCTGGTTTAAATTTTCCCTTAAGAGCTTTTTTAACAATTTCTTCAATATCAACACTCTTACGTTCTCCAAGACCAAATCCAACAGATTTATATTCAGACATTTCTTTAGTTCCAACATTGGAAGTCATAATAATTATAGTATTTTTAAAGTTCACAGTTATTCCGAGTCCACTTGTAAGTTTACCCTCATCAAGTATTTGAAGGAAAATATTATGTACAAGTGGATGAGCTTTTTCGATTTCATCAAACAAAATAACTGAATATGGTTTGTTGCGAACCTTCTCTGTGAGCTGACCACCTTCGGAGCTATCCACATATCCTGGAGGACTTCCAGTCAATCTACTTATATTATGAGGCTCTGTATATTCACTCATATCAATTTTAATCATAGCATCTTCATCATTAAAAAGATATTGAGCTAAAGCTTTTGCTAATTCCGTTTTACCTACACCGGTGGAGCCTAAAAATATAAATGATGCAATTGGTTTATTTGGATTATTAAGTCCAGCTCTGTTTCGCTGAATAGCCTCTGCTACTTTAACAACCGCATTATCTTGACCAACAACACGTTTTTTAAGTTCTTCCGGCATATTAATAAGCTTTACTCCTTCATCTTCAGTTAATTTTGTTACTGGTACTCCAATCATTTTTGAAATAACTTTAGCTACATCAGCTTCTGTAACTGGAATACGATTGTTTTTTTCAGTTTTTTCCCATTCCGCTTTCCTTAACTCAAGATTTCTGCTTAATTCTTTTTCTTTATCTCTAATTTTTGCAGCTTGTTCGTATTGTTGAGTTTTAACAAAAATATCTTTTTGTGTTTTTGTTTCCTCGATTTCAAGTTCAATTTGAATAATTTCTGGAGGAGTATTTAAATTGTCAATATGTATTCTTGAACCAGCTTCATCCAGCACATCAAATGCCTTATCTGGAAAATATCGTCCAGTAATATATCTATCAGCCAAATCAACAACCGCATTAATAGCAGCATTTTCAAATACAACTCCATGGAATTCTTCATACATCCCTTTAGATTGATTGATAATTTCTTTTGTTTGGTCTACTGATGGTTCATCAACCATAACTTTTTGAAAACGACGTTCCATAGCACCATCTTTTTCTATAGATTTTTTATACTCGTCTATTGTTGTGGCACCTATGAGTTGCATTTGTCCTCTAGCAAGAGCTGGCTTAATCATATTAGAAGCATCTAAACTTCCGGCAGCATTACCCGCTCCAATGATTGTATGTAATTCATCCATAAAGACAATTACATCTTCATTTTGTTCAATTTCTTCAATGAGAGTTTTCATTCTTTCTTCAAATTGTCCGCGATATTTAGTACCTGCAACAATCAAAGAAAGATCAAGAGAAATAATTCTCTTTCCATGCAAAATCCTACTAACATTTTTGTGAGCTATTTTCATTGCCAAACCTTCAGCAATACAAGTTTTTCCAACACCGGGAAACCCAATAAGGACGGGGTTATTCTTCTTTTTCCTACTCAAAATCTGAATCACCCGGTCGATTTCTTTTTCTCTTCCGATTACAGGCTCAAGTTTTCCTTCTAATGCCATTTTGGTCAAATCCTTGCCAAAATTATCCAACATAGGAGTTTTTGACTTGTCTTTTTTTCGAGTTGATGTTTCATTCGGATTTACCGGACCTTGATTTTCATCATTATTTAATTCGTCTTGCATATTATAAAATTTAAATGTTATTTTTTATTATAAACGTATTTGTTGTGTAATTGTTGCGGATATTTTGTTTTTATTCAGAAATAATAATTTCAAAACTATTTTCAAAGTTATATTGAACTATTTTTATTTTTTTTCAAATCTGTACTTCCAAATCCCCCTTCTGCACGCTGTGTTTCTTCAAGTTCTTCAACTTCCTTAAACTCTACATGAATTATGGAAGTTGGTATGATTTGAACTATTTTTGCTGGCAATTGAATGTCAGGTGCATTTTTATCAATTTTTATTAAAGGGACTATTATACTACCGTGATATGTTCTATCAATAACGCCAATTGAATTTGCTAACATATATCCAGTCTTTGTTATTGAACTTCTTGGTACTAAATTAAAATAATATCCAAATGTAGGTTTAACTTTTATTCCGGTGTCATAAAATTCAACTTCTCCAATGGTTTTAATCTTTTTAAGTATAACCAAATCATATCCAGAATCTGAAGCTCTTGTTTTAGATGGTGATACAGCTTCTTTTATAGATTTTGAGAATTTAAAATGTTCAGTTTTAAAATGTCTGCTATAAGATATAGATGGAACCCAAGCAGAAATGTCTAAATATCTTTCATACTTTCTTTGTAATTTAATAGAGCTATTGTCATATATTTTAGATAAAAAATCAAGAGCATTATTTCCATACCATTCTATTTTGTCTACATCGTTAGTCCAATTTGGTATATTAACAAATTCAATAATTCCTTTACGCATTAATTTTGAATTAGTAGCTATATTACAACTAGGAGCAGCGTGTGTTTCAGTAAATAAAGATACACACCCATCTCCGTCAAAAAAACCTCTTATAAATGCCCATTTTAAATCGTCATTTTCTAAATTTGGAAAATCAACTATGTCTGATTTTTTTTCAGGTTTTATTTTTAAAAGTGAGCAAATATCATTATTCATTGTAGTTGAACAAATTCTAAGCGTTATCATACTTTTTTTTCCATTAGAAATTGGAATATCTTTACAAATTATATCTCTTAATTCCTCTAAGCACTTCCTGTCTTTTTTATGAATAGAAATATTTATTGTACCATTTGGAGCTAAATTTCCATCACTAGCTATCCATCCAAGCAAATACGCTTTTTGTTCCGTATCTACTTTTTTAAAAAAATTATCATCAATCATATATTTTGTATTTGGATTATTCCTACCGAGGTAAATAATTTTTTTTAATTCACCAGCACATTTCATTGAGCAAGTTATATGTTTTTCATCAGTAAGTCTTTTTGTTCTTTTTGGTTGTAAGTGAAATTCTTTTCCACAAGAAAAACATTTTACATTATTAGGTGATTTATTATATTCACCCATACATTCAACAGAACAAGTGTTATATTTTTTTGCCCTACTTAAGTATACAAATTCTACTTTTTTACACACTGCACAACAGACTTCTGTTTTTTTGCTTTTTTTCATAATTTTTATCTTTTGAAGATAAATAGTATGAAAAATTATAAAATCTATAGTTCCGTATGAATTTAATTATTCTACAAATTTATTATTAATTTTTATTACAATCAAGTTTTTTCAACCATTCTTTTATTTTTTTTCTTTCAACAGTATAAAGTAATTTTCCATCTTTAATTTTTAATCTTGGAAATTTTATAACTATAACTCCGGCAGAGCTTTGAAAAATAACGTTTCCTTTTTCGTCATAAGCTTCAACTTCTGTTTCGCTATGCCAAAGTCTATATTTTATTTTAATTTTATTTGTGTCACCCCAAAAAACATTAATGCAACGCTCAACTCCATTCCAATCTATATAAATTACCCTATTAAGATTATCAAATTTTTTAATAGGATACTCTATGATTTTATTTTCTGGAATACATTCCATATTATTTAAGATTTGACAAGAAATCTGCAGTATTTAAACCAGAATTATCACAAATTTGAATTGCTTTAACATATACTTTGTTTCGATTCTTTAGATTTATCTTATATGCATTCGTTTCCATTAAGTATGCTCTGATCAAAGAAAGATTCTCTGTGTGGTTTTCTAATATGAAATTAGCAGCACTATCAACAGACTCTAAATCTTTTTCTGTAAGAGATTTCCAAATAGCACTATGTGTATGAGTGCATTTATTATCTTTCATATCCAGTTCAAAGGCATCTATAATATTAGTATAGTTATTTTTAATCTCACTCATTTTTTGAACTTGTATGCCGGCTTTTTTTAAGAAATCAACGCCATCAGTTGTTTTATAATCTTCGTCGTACACGACCCTTGCTATTTTGGATTGCAAAATTAATTTTGCACAATTCCTGCATGGACAACAAGTAACATATAAAGTAGCTCCTATTGAGCTTTGGGTTGAAGTTGATAATTTGAGGATGGCGTTAGATTCCGCATGCAATGTGTACCAGTGCGTCTTACCGTCCATATCTTCTGCCTTATTGTCAAAATTTTTGGGCGTTCCATTTAAGCCATCAGAGATTATCATCCGGTCTTTAACTATGATAGCTCCTACTTGTTTTTTTA